GGAATTGATCCGGGGTAACAGGGACTGTAATTGTATTTAATAAAATACCATCGGAATCATATTTATTTATTTCAATAAATCCTGTGAGATTATTGTCACAAGCAACGTAGATATTACCATTAGAATCTGTTATAACAGATCGTGCATAAATAGGACCTTGTGGAGATGTTGAAGATATAGATGTTGCCCATTGGATAACTCCCCCTTTATTATATTTAGCAATGTATACACCCTGATCTAAACTGTTTAAATAAATGTCCTGTGTACCGATATTATTAACCTCGCCCATAAATATAGTACCAGTAAAATCACCGATTGCTATAATATCTCCCTCATTGTCAACGGTGACTTTTACCCCCTGATCTGGACTACTGTTTCCTAGAGTTATAACCCATTCAAAGTTTTCAAAAAGATCTCTTGATTTCTTCTGTGCTATCCTTTCAATTTGTGAATTTCTCCAATAAGGCTCTTTGTTTGCTTTTTCGTTTAAAATATCTCGTAGCGGAGCGTATAAGAAGATATCGTCGATGTTTAAAGATGGAAACTGATCTTTAAGACGATCGATGCTATAACGCTGCCAAATAGGCTTATACCAGGAGTATCTGTCAACATTAGGCATGACAGGTCTAGTGTAATCTGAGTTCAGTGTGATATTGTCATTAAAAGGACCGATTATAAAGCTAAATCCTAATTGAGATGTCCCAATTCCACTGCTATTAATGTATTCTACTGAGGGTAATGGAGTTGATGTGTCATGGTAAACAAAATCCCATCCATTAGTCCCTACGGATTTAGATGTTGCATGGATATGTGGTACAATATAATCAAGCTTTCCTATCTCTCCATCGTCAGTAACAAAGAGAAGGTTTTTTGGATATGTCGTTTCTCCATTCTTGATAGTTTTCCATGGAGCTGAAAGTAGTGTTTTTCCATGAGAAACATTACAAGGATTTATTAAGGACACTCCGTCATTTCTGTATAAAACCTTAGTAAAGAAATATCCATCGAAGAAGTATAATTCCGTTCCTCCTGGGGATGCCGTTTGGTCTATAGTAAACCATATATTAGCATTACCAGTCTCCACTATATTTCCAAACTTACCGGTAGATAATTCGGGATTTGTAGAAGGATTCCATACTGCCCATCTTATATGATCCCAGTAAGCTAGAGCTGATCCAGTACCGATCCATTTGTGGTCCAATTTATCTAGCTCTATCGAATAAACATCATTATCTGGTAATCCTGAATTAGTGCTTGTATAATTTTTAAAATCTATTCCGTTAAATCTAGATAATCCAGCATCTGTTGCTATCCAAAGATACCATTTATTCATTCCATAGTATTCTAATCTAAGATCTCTAATATTATCTGAAGGAATATCTGAATTAGATGTTGTGTAGAGAGACCAGGATTTAGCATGAGAATCATAGAATAAAAGTCCATCAAAAGAAGGAGAAGAGTTACAAGTAAATGCTGCAAATATATCTCCGCTTTGTGGGTTTATTTCTATTGCATTTATACTGGAAGCTGTTATAGGACTAACAGGATTTCCTCCGTTATCAACGAAATCACTAACAGAGTAAGCAAAGCTGTCCGCAGGATCTTTCTCGTTTATTTTAACCAGAGGTGTTAAACTATTTTCTATCCCTATCCACTTAACATCATTTCTGTCTATCTCTATACAATTAGTAAGAATAGAAACCCCCGGCATAACGCTATTGGAAGAATCATAAGTTGTATAATTGGCGCCATCAAATTTAATAACATCCTCGCCGGTAACCCATATATCCCCATCAGCATCCCAAGCTATTCCAGTAGGTTGAAAAAGGACGGGAGAATATGTAGGAACTTTGTAGAATTTAGATGTTATGTTTTTAGGACCTGGATTGGTACTAAGATCTGGTGAAATAGGTGTATTGTTTTCGTAAAAATTATTAGGCAGTTCAGAAAATCCTCTAACTGTGTAGTCGAACCTTTTTATGTTATCGTCTACCGAATCGTTCAATTGACTAGCAGCTTCGCTTAAGTCTAAATAGTTATTGCCAGGTGAATCGGTTTCGCCAAATACTATTCCCAATGAATCCTTAGTTACCCTAACCCGGTCTCCGTATTGTAAAGAATATAAACTAAATCCTCCTAACCAGTCATTGTGGTAATCGTACATGTCCCAGGTATGAGCATATGCTTTTTCAAATTGAAAGTCTTCAAATGTGTCCCAGGAAAGTCTTTTAGTTCCCCAGTACCTCATCTCTTTCTTAGGTAGGGTAGAAAAATTATATTCCAGGTATTCCTCCGTTTCATTAACACCCCCGGCAAAAGCCCCTGAAGTGATATTAGAAAGTATAGATCCGGTAGTTTGTATAGTTAATGTCTTGCCGTTCCATAAAACCCCGGTGTTATTTGGTGCTTGTAATGTAAACTTTTTATAATTTAAAGTGGTTGAATCTATAAGATTTATGACTTTATACTTGGGATTCAGAGGTGAAGAATTTATTGTGCTATAAATTAAACTTGTAGTAGCATTAAGATCCCCTTGGAAATTACAATCGGCTATTAATACCGAGTCAGAAGTAATTTTAATATTACCCGATCCATAAACATATCCTCCAGTTATAGCAGTGATAACTATCTCTGGTATCTCAAATGTAGTAGTACCAGTTACCGTTATTGGGTATTGTCCATAAGGGTCTCCAGTAGAATCATATATCCATACATCGTCACCAGAAGAATATCCATGGGGAGTGTTTGTTGTTACTATAGCTAAAGAATATCCAGATCCATTATAAGTGCTAACAATATTATTGATATCTATTTGTGAAACTCCTACCTCAAATTCTATTGTTGCTTTTACCTCTGGAATTTTACTTAGAACCTCACACTGCTGTCCTTCGTTAAAATTATTAGAGTATTCTGGATAGTTCTCTATTACATCAGAAATATCCAATATTTTATTCGTGTTTTCTACAGGGAAAATCCATTGCGAAGGATAGCTTTCCCATTTTAAAGGTGAATTATCCCAGTTGTATATTTCAGATTCCCTAAATCGGGTAATGGTGTTCAGTTCTATCGATCTTCTATCAACTTTCAATATAGATCTTTTTATTCCTAATGAAATAGAATTCAAAGTGTCCCAAACTCTGCATTTAACATTGTACTCTCCAACATAAGGTACAAAATGTACTATAGTCTCTAATTCAGGAAGACCTCCTCTTATCTGGAAAAAGTATGGACTTGAATCATCGTCTTTGTATATTGTCCATTCAATTTCATAGAAATCTAAATAAGGTATTCTATCCCATGAATAAAATCCATTAGATTGTACAAAATTCTCATAGTAATCAAAGGTGTACGTGCTAAATCCTAAATTAGTAGGAGTAACTTTCCAATTTGAATATTCACCGGAACCTCTAGTATACATCATCTGGATGTAGAGATTTCCAGTTAAGCTGTTATAATCCCCCGCACTACAATATCCAAGTACTAAATTACCAGGAGAACTTACAGACTCCACTCTAACAAATAAAACCTGCGGTGATGTTGTATCGAACCAGTCGTTCCCTGTTCCTATATTAATTGTTACGCTGGAAGGAAAAGTTGTTGGTAAAGTAAAAGTAGTAGTACTATTAACAGTCTGTAGAGGAGTACCAGGATTACTAGAAGTAGTGCTAGTATAACTAGCTATTTGTAAGGATGTAGTTGTTATCGTCGTATCAAAAGAATTCCAGCTTCCACTCACATCTTCCCAAGGTAGAACAAAGGTATTATTCTTAATTATCAAAGGACATCCAGCGGGAAAGACATATTCAGACCCGTCTGAGAATAACTTATATCCTGGATAATCATAATCACCATCGCCTAAAAATTTAGGCATTGTTCCATTTTTTATATCATCATAAAAAGATTGTACTGCACTTTCTAAAGCGGGTATTGTAGGTAGAGGATATTTTTGAAAATTAGAATAAGGATTTACCGTATTTCCATAATAGCTTATGCCTTCTTCTGTTCCATTTACCGCTGGATATAAAAAACCAGATTGATTAGGTTTGGTATAAAAAGGTCTAAGATCTTCAATGTATCCATCTTGCGGAAACACACTGAAGTCTACTTTTATGCCTCCTTTTATCTCACTTATGTCTAATTGATCCGTCCATCCTCTAGTTTTGTAGATATTAAAGTATACGCCCTCTCCTGTTATATCAATTATCCTAGCGTTAAGTGGTAGATAATCCCTTTTTAATCTTTCTTTTAATCCAAATAGTTTTATAAGTACTTCCTCTGGGCTAAAAGCAAAAGCATCTTCTACTATAGGATATCCGTATTGATCTTCATCTTGGCCTTCTACTACTCTATTTATATCATAAAAAAGTCCGAATAACGAAGTCTTTTTAAAAGATTTAGATGGAAATAATTGTTCGAATTGTTTTTTTAATCCGAAAGTTCCGTCCTTCCTTTTACCGTATATTTCTATTTGTTTGAATTTTCCCTCATTTTCATCTTTAATTAAACTACTTATAAGTTCCAATCTATTTTGTCCCTCTACATTAGGGATACTCAACTCATTTAATATTTTTTGGTTTTGTTGAAGAGGAGTTAGTGTATCTGCTTCATCTTTCTTTATATTAAGCCAGTACTCCTTGATTCTTAAATCATAATATCCAAAAAACTTTATAGCGTTAAATAGAGATTTGTATGATCCAAGATAGGGGAATATACTTTCACCCGCTAATAGTAACTCCTTCCTTTTATTATTAATTATTTCATAATCAGGAAACTGTTCTTTGATATCTCCCTCTCTTACTATTAAAGCATCAGATTGGTTAAATTCTCTACCAAAGTTTCCTAGCATGACTGCAAGTCTGCTGTCTTCTCCTTCAACTTCTCCGTGAAATCCCACTTTTAAAATAGTAACTGGATTATTAGGATCAGTATAATCTTCTAGAATAAAAGTTCGGTCATATATTCCTTCAGTATCTGAATTTAAAGCGATATTAATCTGCATCGATGACTCATTAATATCGTTAGTAACAACTATACCACTTGGAGAATCTACTGTGTCTCCTGGTACTACCTCAGGATAAAATTCTACGCTATTTGTCTTAACTAACACTGGCGCGTCTAATTCCCCATCAACACCTAATTCATAAGTGTATATGATATTAGATACATCAGTTTTTCCGTCATAATTAGATTCCCATCTTGTTCTCCATACAGGAGTTCCTGGACTAGTTCCGTAAGAGTGAGGAAATCCGTATTTTGTCTCTGCTGAAAGATCTAAAAATTTTTCTATTATAAAGATGTGCTGTACCTCGAACAGTTTCTCAGAAACTATAGGAAAAAGAACAGATCCTTCCCAATGTGTACCATTCCATTTAAAAATGTATTGATCACCTTTTTTATCGAAGAATAAAAGATTTTGAAAAGTCATCCTATCTTACGTATTTGTTATTTTTAGAAACTGTATAGTTAACATAGTTCTTTATATACTTAGCAGTTTCAAACCAGTAGTAAACTACTCTCTCGATACTAGCTAGTATGTCCATCCTATTTGCGTCTCCCTGTAATATAGGATTAGATAAAGTATTTTCAAATATCTTACCCTCATAATCAAAACCAATATTAGACCTTTGGTCGTTTTGTGTTTTTATAAATTCGTACCAGCTTTGTTTTTCCATTTTAGTTTCCTGTTTTTAAAGAACTTTTAAGTAATCCGTTTACTCTTGAATTATATGTATAAGGAACAATCGCTCTTATGTCTATATTTATAGATGAGAGAGTTTCCATACCTGCTCCAAGATCATAGAATATACCATTTCTATCGTCCCATCCACCCGATATAACAACTATTTCGTCCTTGCCTATTATTATGTCTCCGAATTCATCAAATCCTATCTCTGGTGCATTAGGATTCTGTGCCTTAGCAGCTTCGTTTTCTTCACCAACAAAGTAAAGAGAAACCGAATCAACCCCTTCTATTTCTTCAACAGCGGCAATTAAATCAGACTTAGGTATTTTATCTCTTCTTCTGATATTAAGGAAGTAGTCGCTAAGAGTGTTTGTTATAGTTGTTTTTAATGTGTCAGGATCATTACCTTCAAACATCGTTAATGCTATGTTTACAACGTATCTTTTTATAACAGGATCTAATATTTTAACCTCGGTTGTAACTATCTTTTGTCCGCTTTCATCAAGAAGTTGATATATCCTATCCCTTTGTGGTTGTGTTAATTTAAATCTAGAAACAGGGATGTCAAAATATGTCTCATTACTTTTTAAGGTTAGCTGAATATCTGGAACGAGTATTAAGTATATGACATTATCGTCATCAATGTACTGATCATCAAATGTTGTGAAAGCCTCTATTATCGAAAACTGCCCAAATTTTTCAAAGAATGTTATGTAGTTAGTTGGGTTGGCCAAAACAAAACTTCTGGACGTCTTAGGAGCTATCAATCTTGTTAAATCTACTGACTCTTGGTTTGCCCCCATTTGTGGGGCAATCGTGCATTTAACTTGTAGAACTTCAGATAGACTAATAGTGTTTCCAAATAAATCAGTCCCTTCAGAATCGAAATTAAATATAACTTGAGAAGAATTTTCAACATTTATATTGCCATTAGCTCCAGCAGATTCAAGATAGGTAACTTCTATCACAGATCCTGCAGCGGGAGGTAATCCAAAATCTCTATTACCAAAGAAAATATCAATACCTGATATGATTGAACTTTTTACTAAGTATCCCAATCCGTTTCTTGGTATATCATATAAAGAATCATATCTTTTCCATTCCACTCCATTAACTTTGACATAAACCTCAAAGTTTTCTATACCAGAAGTACCCCTAGATGAAATATTAAAACTTTGAAGAAGTCCTCCCCCTCCAGTGTATCGATTAACTGCAAGTGTGCCCTCCATTATTGAACAGGCTAATTGGGAGGTACCGTCAAGGTTTAATCTTGTATATTCTTGTGGGAATTTAAGTAAATAAAATTTACCATTGTTCACACATTTTATTTGAGAGTTCCTAGGTATAAGAACTGCGCTTCCTCCTACATCTTCTATGTTTTTACCGTTCCATTTTATGGTAACTTCTCCTTTAGCAGATATGTTTCTGGTGGGGTTGTGTCCGGCTAAAGTTGCCAGTCCATATATCGAGGATTCCCTTGTAGCAGTGTTTATATTTAACTCCGTTATCGAGTCCTCTATAAAAAACAACACGAATTGAGAAAGGTTGTCTAATACAAATATTATTTGTCCCCACACCGAAGCAACTGTAAAAAGCTGGTTGGACATTCCATATCTTGCTTGAATTAACTCAAATGTTTGAGATAATAAGTCCGATATCTTCGCTCTATTCTTTGGTATTAAATCCATCTTTATAATATTTTAATTCCTAATATAGGATTTCCTTTTATTGCAAAATCTATAACACAAGCGTCCCTAGTTTCCCCCTTGATAAAACCAACCTGAAATTCAACATTAAAAAGGGAATAAGCTAAAGGCACGTATGTAAGTAAGTGTAAATCTACTGCTCTAGTTAGTGTGTTCTGGTCCACCTCTAGATCAAAAATAAGACCTTCTAAGTCTATTCCAAAATAAGGATCTCCAAGAACTTCACCAGGACTAGTTAACATACAGTTTTTTATCATACCTATGAGAATCTCTACCTCATCATCAGTATGTAAAAGTCCCTCTTTGTAATTTGGGTCGTCAGGATTTCTTGGATAAATTTCGGAATATCTTGCCATCTTGATCTATATATTCCAAGGATTAATAACATAATAAATTAATTCCACTGCAAGAAGTATGAAGGGGTGTTCTCGTCTTTTATCATCTGTATAATCTCCTGTTTTTCAGATGTACCTAGAGTTTGTATATTATTATAATTAACTCTAACACCGCCAGGGAGATTATATTCAAATGTTCCTAACAATCTACCAATATTAATCTTAGCTTCTGCAAGACAGTATCTAACAAATAACTCATCATCGTATAGGCTTTCTTCCGGAATATCTATGTAAGCTCTTACCCCTACATCAGTACCGGTAAATTGTGTAGTGGAAGTTCCTCCATCTGTTTGATATGTTCTGTTAGGGTCTCTACCAAGAATAGTAAGCCTCTTTGTGTTCTTGTTGTAGTTAAAAGCATATGTTTCTAACAAATATGCCTTAGCAAGATCAAAGAAAGAATATAGTACCGTTCTATAAACTAAGTTGTCTCCTGCAAAAGGGGATAACATAAGTTCAGATCCTAATAATTTAGAATCTCCAAAATCTTTATCAGGCGTACCAATTAAACCAGATCCGTTTACCTCCCTTACCTCATAAATAGATCTAACGCACTGGGGCATTTGTATTTGACGGGTTGCTCTAAAAGATTGGGTAGAAAATAATTCTTTTCCTAAAACAAATATTCTATCCTCTACTGCATATTGATAATTATCATAAAAATAAGCCCTCGCTCTTTTTATAATCCTTTTTATCTCCTGCTCGTTTAGGTTATATGGTAAGGCACAAGAATGAGAGATATCATCTCTTATTTCCTGGATTAAATCTGCTTCAGTCATGGCTATTTAATTATTTGATTTGAAATTTATTCCAGGTATACCAGAAGGCTTAGAATTATTATCAGAGAATCTAGCAGGCTGCGCTGGACTATCTCCTTCGTTTCTATTAGGGAATTGTTTCCTTTTCAAACTTCCTTTTAACTTCTTATCGTCTTCAGCATCATTAACAACTTCTGTTTCTGGCGATATGCTAGCCAATTTTCCAATAAATCCTGATCTTATTATTCCTCCAAATACCTCGCAGTTTATTTCTTTATCTTTGTTGTCAATATAACTATCGTGTACTTTATTAGTAAAATAAAGATCTGAAATCATTACCTTAGATCGATTTATTTCGTTGTTTGTTATTAGATCACATTCTTCTATCGTACAATCGTTTAATTTGCACGTAAACATCCTACAATTTAATATATTGCCTGATATTTCTCCCTCAAGAATATCATAATCTCTAAGAAGATATGCTCTAGTTGTTTTTATATCTTTAAGTTGGAATTTACCTAGTGAACTATCGTAATTTATTAGTCCTTCCTTTATGTTGTTTTCAACTATCAAATCATAAAGAACCTCTCTTATCGTAATAAAGAAAGACCTTAATATCTGGGGATCGGATCGAAGATCCACCATAATATTCATGTGTGGATAGTTTTTCTGGAAAGTGTCCGGATCTATAAAGGTTGATGCGCTCTTGTAAATCTCATTCAAGAACATTCTTAGCACTTTTAAGTCATTTTCAGTGAATCCGTTATTGAATCTTAAAACATCTACAGTATAAGTTATTATATAGTCTATTACTTCTTTTAGTGATGTGTATCTTTTCTGGTAGTCTTTCCCTCCTAGATATCTGACCTCAAAATATCCCTCTGGAAGTTTTAAGAAATTGATACCCATATTTTTTTCCAAAGGCACCTCAAATAAATTCTTGTCTATAAAAGACACATTAGTAGGGTCAACAAATTTGTTAACGGGAACTATTCTTTTAATTGATTTAGCATATAATGATCCAGATCTTTCAGGGAATCTTTTGTATATAAAGTTTTCATCAAATCCCAGAATATACTTAAGAGTATTAAGCTGATTCATCGGGGGCACATCCGGATATATGGATGTGTCGACACTTAATCCAAATTGAAAAGCACATTTCTTATCTGTGTACCCATTCTCATCTATCCACTTTAAAGTTTTAATAAGAATTACTATAGCCTCAAAATAAGGAAGAGGACCCGTGATGAATTCAACCATCTTGGATCCTCCTGAGTAATCTGGCTCCAACTTAAAAATGTCCTTAGTAGGTTTAAAGCTAGAATGATATTTTTTAAAAAGAAGTACTTTCTTGCCTAATACCTTTCCTAATTGGTTCGCTATCTCATTTCTATTTAAGTTACTGTAAAACTCAAATTCAAATCCTAGCTTAGTAGAGTAGAAAAAATCATTAGTAAGTAAATTAGCCAACTTTTATTTCTCAATTAATTGTATTTTAAGAGTAGAACTATCTACACTTAAGATCGAGAAATCAACCGATTGCCCAACCTCGTATTCTTTAATAGAGCTTACTAATTTCTCCTTTTCGATAAGACCGGTTAATCCGTTTTCCATTTTTACAAAAACCCCGAAAGTTTTAATTTTAGTAACCTCTCCTTTATATATTTTCAAATCGGTATTTTCCCCTAAAACTTCGGACGAAGTATCCTTTATTTCTTGGATATTCTTCATTTTCTCGTTTGGTTGTGTGGCAGATAAATTTATTCTTTGTGGATTTTTAATGTCAATCACATAGAATTCTATTGTGTCCCCAGATTGATATTTTTCTAGATGCTCCCTGTTAGAATCATCAATTGGAATTATACCAGTGTAGATCTCGCTCCATTCAACAAATACTCCATTGTTGGATAGTCCAGTAACAACTCCTTGATATTTAGTAGAGAATGAAAGATTCTGTACCTCTTTATCTATAATTTTTCTAAGATATTTTTTGAACGATACAACAAAGATATCCCTTTTCTGATCGTATATCTCAACCATTACAGTGAGCTCTTTACCTACATAGTCAGCAAAATTCATAATTCTGTTTGCTGCAGCAAGACTCCCAGGAAGGAAACACTCTATTCCCGATAGATCAACCATGAATCCACCGTTACAAACATTTTTAACTCTAACTTTGAATGCACAATCTTCTTCTTTGATAGATCTGTGTAATTCTCTTTTAAGTGCTTTTTCGTATCCAGCAGAAACAGATCCGTTAAATGCTCCGGATGAATCTTTGTGTATTACAACGTCTAGAGACTGTCCGGGATTTATCTCCATCGCGGGATATCCTAGCTTTCTCATATTTTTTTCTTCCTTCTTGGTATCGATTATAATGGTCTGTCCAAAGAGGGTTTCTCCTAAGGCAACACCCCTTTCGTTATCAACAGATGTTATAGTTATCTGCTCAGAAGAATTGTTCTGTATGTCCTTTCCTGTTATTCTTTTATTTTCCTCCGGAAAGGTTCCGTTATACATAGCTTCCAATCTTTCTCTTTCGGCTGTGTCATAATCAAAGGAACTAAAATTTTTGTTTTTCATGTTATTTGGGTTTATCATTGTTTGTAGTTTAAAATTGCATTAAAATTTCTAAGAAGTTAATATTTTTTTTGATTAAAGACTTTGTTGAGTTCTTCTGGGAGTTCTGGAACAGGATATACTGGATCTGCAGCCCCAAAGAAAAATTTAAATAATCCAGATACATCCGCTGCGCTTCTTAAAAATTCGTCTATATAAATAACATAGTATGTATTCTTAAGACTCATTCTTCTCCAAACTGGATGGTCGTCGCTCATTGCTATTGGATTTATTATGTTTAAAACATTCCTACCAATAAGTACTGCAAGAGGCCAAGGAATTTTAGAAATTAACTCGGACGAAGCAGTAACAACTGGTAAAACTATTTTATCGGATAATGGCGTTTTAGGAAGACTTTTAAAATAAGCCCAAAATAAGCTGTAAACTATTCTAGCTGGAGGAGGTGCACCTAATCCTATTAAAGCCTGCTCGATCATATCTGTTGGTCTAGCAGGGGGAAAAATAGGAACCTTTAATACATTTAAAAAAGGGGGAACGTCAGGGGAATCTGGATTTATCAGATTTGTAACTAGATTCTTACTTAACTTCTGTATGTCGCTAGGTTCAAGATTTAAAAATTTAGGCGAATTAACATCGTTTATTTCTGGTAATAGTTTCTCTAATGCTCCAGCATCCAATGCTTTTGTAAGACCTTCAATAAGAAAAGATTTTATCTTAGATCCTGGAATAGTAATCTGTATAGTCCCGCCAAGTCCAGGTATTTGGGTTAATTGATCTTGCTTGGGAGGAAATACAGTAGGAAGTTCAAAAGCAGCCACAGCATTACCAAATCCTCCATTAAGTGACCCAAGACAAGATAAAGGTCCTTTAGGATAAGGAAATCTTGATATAAGAGGTTCTTCCTCGTCTAAAGGTCTGACCGGATCGAAAGGTCCTATTCTGCTTAGTCCTAATTTTTTAGAAACTAATTTTTTAAGATCTTTTACTCTGATTATTAAAATAGGATCTTCTCCCTCATATCTAACATACCTAGAAAAATCTTCCGTGGTGTAATCTATTTTAGATAAGCCATCCATTATTCTTATCTTCATAGCCTCTATAATAGGATTTTTCTTTCTTAAAAATTTAAGAGCTCCTGGGGCAGAGTTAGTTATCTTAATTTCTGGAAATTTAAATACTCCTTCAAACTCCCCGCTTTCGACTGCAGAGAAAGCTCCTTCTCTTACCTTTTTAATTACTGAGAATTTATTACCCCAAAGAATAACACTAGTTATTAATAATGATGCTCCTCTTATTTCTTTTACTAAATTACTAAACTCTTCATCGGACATAATTCTAGGATCCTTATCCTTTCTCATGAATATCTTACTAGAATTAGCAACTTCAAAATTTTGTATTATGTACTCAGGAGGACAAACTATTCTCATTAGTTTTAGCACCTCCCTCATCTCATCCTTAAAGTTTATGTAATCCGGGCAATCAACAGGAACTAAGCTGGCTCTCATTTCCTTTAATATTCTAAGTGACTTTATTATACCAGGAATGTCTATCTTTAGCTTGTCTTTATCCTTGGGAAAATATATCGATTTAGGATCGGGTATGCTTGTGTTTAGATAGTCAGTTATTACTGTTTTTAGGGCGTCTTTTCTTTGTCTTATTATTGCTTTTAGTTCCTCAGTCTCCGCAGAAATATCAGGGGCAGGTAAATCTATAAGAGCGGATTTATTTTTATATTCTCTCTCTTTTTCTCTTAGCCTTGTTTTTAGCGCTCTTTCTTTTTCTTGTAGGTCCCGTATTTTTTGAACGTTACCTGGAGGAGGAACACTATCGAATATTTTAGTAATGTTAGATTTTATATCTGCTAAAACCCTAACCGAAGAATCTAAATTATCAAGTCCAAATCCAGGCAGAGGAATCAATTTATCAGGTACTCCGAAAGATAATGCCTGTTTTATTTTCTCCAATGGATCTTTTATTTCGGGATCAGATTTTCTTGGTATAAATCTAGGTCCCCTGATACCAGTCAGGAAAAGCGAACTACCTGTTATAAACTCCTTGATATAAACTAGAGGGGTGGGCATAAATCCTCCGATGAAAGGTATAAAAATTACAAGTATCCCTAAATTAAAAGGAAGAGGTATAAGTATTGGAGGAACTATAGTCCAAATCATAGGTAATGGAATCCTAATGTATGGATTACCGTCTATTGGATTAGGAATAGGAATAGGAAGAAACGCAGGAGGTAAGTACCCAACCGGCCAATATTTAAATCCTAACCTAATAGTGGGACCTTGTGCTAGAAAATACTTAGGATCCTCTATCGGAGGAAGCCCGTTAGGGTAAGGAAGTATACCAACTTTAGTAACATCTTTACAGAACTGTTTCCACCAACATCTCTGGAACATTGTCGGACAATCTGAACTTGGTGGGGACGAAAGCAAATAGTTGTCAGTTTTGAAATCGGATCCAGGCTCTCCACAACAAACTGGAGGACAGTTCTCTTTATCATCATCCGCAGGGGGTGTGTTAGCTCCTGCACATTTTATATCAGAAAATCTTTTACCTACATTCTCTGGACTAATCGTCTCGTTTATCTCACTTATTTTCTGTGCAGAAAGAAGCATAATTTCCTTTATCTGCTCATATTTCTTTTTTACATCTAAATAGTTTTCTAAAATTCTAATACCTATAACATCGGAAGCGGGTAATGTCTTTGCTAATCCCTCTCCAGCTTTAATAGCTTGCGTTCTAAGATTTTGTAAAGCAGGATTTACGTACAGATTTTTATTCTCTAGATATTTAGCATTCCATTTAGTTTTAAAATTACTATAGAAATCTGTAAATACCGGTGTGGGCTCTCCTTCTGAGGTAAAACCAGCTGGCCTTGTTTTAGAAGGATCCCTAGCATCATTATCTCCTCTTTCTTCCGCAGTAAAAAATAACCAATTAGAAGACGACTTCTCTATGAGATTTCCATATAGTATTCCACGTTCTTCAACTATTTTTTCAATTATGCTTTCCTTAGAGTCATTCTTTTTTATTATCTTTTCTATAAAATCATAGAATTTAGCTACATCGGGAAATCCGGTTCTTATATTGTTAATTTTTAAGAACTGATAAGACTTTAGATACTCGGGGGAATAATTACTAAGTAAACCACCGTTTTCTGCGTGTTCATTTCCTATTTTTATTTTTTCTTCGTCTGGTTCAGTTACTTCAGATAGAGGCTCAGAGGAAGCACCCTTAAAACTTATCTTAGCAGGTTTTTTTGTTTTTTTGTATGGTAAAGGAAATCCATAGTCGCTAACAAATGATAACTCAAATTGCAATTCCCCTCTAGATTTAACAAAGTTTGTTTTGTATCTTACTGAAAATTCTTTTAGTGCTTCTAAGAAATCATATCCATAAGAATCATAAGCATATGACTCGGTTGTTAAACTTAGTTGTAAAGGACTTTTAAAAACTCTCTCGTTTATGTTTAGAGCAGAATTCCCCTGTCCATAAACATCTGAGGTAGCAGTATTCGAAGGAAGAAAAGATTTCTCTACATCTTCTACTGAAACAGGAGCATCTTTTCTTTGTGCTAGTGTTGATGTCGCCGCTTCTAGTAGATCCTGTGTTTCTTGTATTTTATTTTCTATAACAGATATAAAGTTGCCTTCTATCATGATAGATCTTATGTCCTCTACGTTTTCTTTAAATCTAAGAACCGCTTCGGTAACAGGCCAAGATTGCGTGGAATCATTATATGTAACAGGAGATAATCCGGCATTTATTTGATCATTAAAAAGCTGTTCAGTATCACTATCACTTAGTTCAGTAGCATAAACATCTAAAAGAAATAGCTCTTCAGTGAATATGTTATTATTCTCAAGAAATATAGTCTTATCGTTGTTGTATTTCTGTATCTGATCTATTAACTCTTTCTGGTATATAGAAATCTGATCCCTATAGGTCAATATAGAAATTCCAATTTGAAGATCGGTGGGATCTCCTCCCTCGTTTTTTGGTACTCTTGAAAGCCAATTATCATACAATGATTTTTGATATTCGTATATAGCTTCATAGTGATAAAGTATCTCCTCTAGATTTCTCTCTATCATTTGCCATCTAGCTAAAAGTTTTACGTCCTCTTCTAATTTTTTACCTGCATCCAAAGCTGAAGAAACACAGGCATCTATAGCATCAACATCCACGCTAGGAGGTTCGGGATCATTAACTTCCTCTCTTTTAAATTCGTAGACCGGAGGATCACAAAAATCTTCCAATGTTTCATCAAAACTAGATTTTGTTAGAATAGGATCGCCAGTTATAGGATCTTCCGGTATACCTGGTAAACAGTCATCATCTATTATTGGGTCGTCTCCGTCGGGATAAAAGTTAGCATCAAAAGCATCTATTCTTTCAGAGGATGTATTTTCGTCGACGTCTTTGAAATCACAGGGATTAGTATTGCTATTCTGTGTTTTTAGAATGCTGTTTATTTTTTCTAGGGCACCGTCTAAGTTTATTTCCCCATCACCAATTTTAACGTGAACTATTTGAGTTCCGTTCATTATAAATTGTAAAGGAATTTCAAATCCCAATACATTCATTTTTCTTTTCTTTCTAGATCCAGAATTAGAAGGTTTACCCAATAACAAAGGATCCAGATTATCAAATATTTTTTCGTTTGTTTTTTCTAAAAATTCAGGATTTTTGCTTCTAAGATATTTTGTAATTCCTTCTGAAGGTATCTTTTTAGAAAATCCAAGATCCCTATTACCCGCTATTTTTACCCCTAGATCTCTTTCCGAAACAGGTAGATTACCTTTGTATTCATCAGACTCCAAAAGTTCATTATACAGCTTAATATCTTCCCTTTTGAGCGTTTCTAAAATTATCCTGCTATATAAATCATCGCCTTCATAATTACAAGAAAGATCTTCTATATCTTTTATAGGAATAGGCGGCTTTTGCGGATTTAAACTTTCTATAATAGAGTTAACTTCTTTTTGGCTTTTATCTAACTCTTTTTCGAATCCTTCTTTAGATTGTAGATCTTCATAGGGAATATTAAAATCACTTCCACCGGATATTATATTTAATATCTCCTCGGTAGACATCTCGGAAAAATCCTTGCCTAATAAATCATCTATTCTAGATTCTATACTTCCTGCCATATCATACTCCAGTTATTCCGCTAGTTCCTGATGTTCCACTGGTGCCTGATGTTCCTGATGTTCCTGTATTAGGTATACCAACAGGAGAGTTAGCATCAGCAGGTACGGTCGGAAAGTCTGGAGCATTTTCTCTAGTAACCCTCACGGTCTGACTTGTTGCTAATTGTTCGAAGCTAGATGCTAAAGTTGAATTAACCCCTGGTGTAGCTGGCATTTTACTATCGACTGATATAGCTAATTTTTTTAAGAAATCCCATAAAGGTTCCGCACAAACTGCTGAGAATAAAGGTGAGTGACCTAGATTGGTAGTTTTTCCATCCATCCAAACCTCTTCGGAGCTGTGCTTAATTCTAGTTACCGCAGTGTTTTCTATTTCTTGGTCAGCATACTTAGTTATCTTACCACCTTTAAGTTCAATCGATGCAGTGTCATCAGCATGTGTGATTAGTATGGAATTATCGTTTCTTATTATTATCTTAGACTCCTTTAAATCTATTACTAATCCTTTCTCTACAGTATAATACATCTTCAATCTTTCTATACCATCATAGATTAAAGAATGCGCTCCGTCGTAACTAGCTCTAATTTCATCTATTAAATCAGGAGATAGTTCCTGTACTGCTTTATATTCCGGACTGTAATAGTTTCCGTTGTTAAATTGAACATGAACTACAGATCCTAATTTAGGCACTGATATTCTTCCAGATCCCCCGCCCAAACCGTAGCTTTGTTCAAATCTCTGATGTGACCAAGGAAGATCAGCATCAGCTAGCTCATCAAAAATACCAAATACACGAACTTTAGCCCTTCCTTTAAATTCTGGATCTTTATTATCCACAACTACACCAAGATAATGTGATATCTCCGTATTAGGTTTCTCTAGTTTATTTCTGTCTACTAATCCCATTTTTAATTATACCTAAATATTACTAATTGTTTTCATTTCCTGTAGTAGGATATACTCTTCCTATATTAGATATATTGATAGGTCCATTTGATCTCCTATATAGAGATTCGTTTATAGATTCGTAATTTCTTCCAGGAGTTCCTAAATCGCTCCCAGGTACACTTTTATAAACATCATCATTTAATATGTTATTGACATTAGATGGAAGATCATATGAAGCATCATTAACACTAGGATATTCATTTTTAGTATCCTTATATACTTCCCCTAAGTTTTCCTCTCTCGGAGCTGAATTTACATAAACCTTCTCGTTCAATCCCGGGTATTTATTCTCTGTACTCTCGTAAACATCCCCTATATTTTCAGTAGAAGAAGATCTAGGCTCCGCATATTCTTTATCATTCAAATTACCATAGCTGTTAACTGTTTCCGGATATACATCGCCTATATTTTCAGGAACAACTTTTTGTGGTTCATCATATTCCTTGTCGCTTAAATTCCCATAAGTGTTATTAGGATCTGGGTAAACACTTCCAATGTTGCTAGTATCCACCACAGAAGGATCAGAATAAGCGTCGTCATTTACTTGAGGATATTGGCGCTCCGGAAGACCTAAATCGGATCCAGGGTTGTTCTCGTAAGCATCGTCGTTTGGCTCTGGATAAATCCTACCAGGTACACCTAAGCTATTTCCTGGTACATCATTATACTCATCACTTTGTGATGTTGGATATTGTCTATCCGGCAATCCCGCATCTGCTCCAGGATTAGTAGTGTAGATATCTTGTTCTATCGTAGGATATACTCTTCCAGGTACGCCTGAATCTGAACCAGGTACGTTCTTATATTCATCACCACCAGGAACGGGATATTGTCTATCAGGTAATCCTAAATCTGAACCCGGATTGTTAGAATACACATCTCCGCTAGCAGTTCCAGGTGTTCCCGTTTGGTTATTATATGCAGTTCCTAGATTTTGTTGATTAGGGTTAGGAACTCCAAGATAAGCATCTTCATTAATAGTTGGATATTGTCTCTGATCCGGTCCACCTAGACCCTGTGCCTGTGGTGTGTTATCAGCAAAAGGGTTTGGTATTCCTTCTTTTAACGTATTAACTAGGGATTGAACATTCCTCGTTGCAGCACCAACGTTAATACCACCCAACCCATAAATGTTACCCAATAAAGCTCCCTGTAATAATTGTACACCTTGGTCTTTTAGATCAGCCACACTGTTAGTTATAAAATTAGCAGCTAAGCTAGCAAAGTATTCAGCAGGATTAGCTTTATCATCAAAAGTAACTGGATTTAATCCCTCAGTTCCTGTATAGTCGTAGTTGGTATATCCACTTGTTTTAGATCCCCATACATCGGAAAGAACCATGGATTTTATGTTGTCTTCTTTCTTTATAACGTCAGACAGAGCATTAAATTGTATTTTGTAATCCTTAACTCTTCCTACGTGTATCTTAAATTTATTAGTAACAGCAGATCCTCCTTTATTATCTATTGAACTGAAAGATGGATACGAATCATCAAAATCAAATTCACATTGATCAAATTGATAAATGAAAGCATATGGTCCTAAAGTGTATGATCCAAACTTGTCCTCTGGCTGTTCTTGGGTTATACCTAAAGCGTTTGTAGATTTTTGTAGTAGTCCTCCGGTATTGTCTAAAAATCCGGTTTGACTATTAAAGCTGTCTACGAAATTTGCTGCTTGTGCAACCGAAGGAATAGAAAAAGGATTCAGAATATCGTTTATTCCGTAGCTCATTTGGATGTTTCTAATCTCAGAAACAACTAGCCACATTCTAAACTTTCTAAGATTCTCTGGTAACATTACACGATGATATGTGTAGTCATATATTGCTTTTCTGTAAAGTTCAGATAGAGAAAATATCCTCATATCAATAGATTCTAAACAATCTATTGTTAACGTTCCCATTCTTTGTGGCTTACCTGCAGGTTTATGTAAATTTTTTATATCAACCTTTAATAACTGGTCCAATCCGCTAATTGATTGGAAGTAATAAGGACATTTTTCGTTTATGAATCTTAAACCCTTTTTAAAGGCTTCAAGCATTTGCTGTCTTTTGACCGATCTCTGTGCAAGAAATCTCTGAGCACCCATATATCCTACACCCCCACCATTTATATTAAAGGCTCCCTGCTGTGCTCTAGAGTTTACTTTAAATTTACTTCCGTAGAAAAAATCAGTGTCACTATAAAAATTTCCATTCCCAGATTTTGCTTCGTTTTCTGTTAGGGCTCTAATATAATTAGGTATGTCCTGTTCTGCAACTCCATTAGCTCTTGCAAAACTGTTTATTTCGTCCTGATTAGCTGTGCGTTCAGTTGGTCTAAATAATGGAGATGGCGCAAGAAAAGTTTCGGGGTCCATTATAGATGTTTCTCCGAAATCAAAGATAAATCTAAAATGTAAATAAGTGGGGTCTTCTTTTTTACCGTGCTTAGTAGTTGATACTCCCTTTAAGAAAGTTTCTCTTTGTCCGTCTACTTTTCTTTTGAGAGCATCCCCGTCAGGAATTAGCTTACTTCCCAAAGGGCCGCTTTTAAGATCCGATAAAAAATTTGCCATATCCTTTTAATTATTATATATGTCGCCTTTCAGCTTTTGTGTATTTTCTTGAACAGTAAAGGAAACACTCTTAGCCAAATCATTGAAATCAGCATCGAATATCTTGGGATCTAAAGGAATAGGTTCTGAAGCCAATCCAGGATTTAGTGCCCATTGTTTCTTTCCTAGTAACATCGTTTGGTATATTCCTTCCTCGTCATATTCTATAGTAAATCCAAGAACAACATAATTACCAGAAAGAAAAGCATTTATGGTTCTTTTATCTGGATCATTGGCAAGGGATTTTTTTTGATCCCCTACTGGGCTATAACTAGAGGATGCACTTACTTCTGGATTGCCCTCAGAAAAAATCGCTACAGGAAATGTTTGCCCTCTATATAAAAAAGGAGTCCATGATCTATTTTTAACTCTAAGTATTATCTTATAAGAATCGTTTCTGTTTAGAATATTTTGAGTTGAAGCTTGCTGAAAATTTTCGTGTACATTTTCAAAATACATGGTTCCAACATATGTCTTCTTTATTTCTTCCTTGTAAGTGTCCTCACCTAGCCTTCCCTTATTCAGCGTGTCTCTAGAACCTAGATTTTTATTTGTGACAGACTCTATATCATATTCAACAAATTTGTTCTTTGGCTTGTCAGAAACAAGTTTGCTATCATAAAACTGAATCTTTTGAAAGTATCCTAGATCCTTGTTTATACTACCAGCATTCTGTTCTATGGAAATATCACTAATAAAAAGAGGCGACTTACTAAACTGTGTAGAGTTCGTAAGCAAAAGTGGGAATTCTACTTCGTGTGTCTCTGGTGCTCCACCTCCGGAGAAAACATCTCCAAATGAGTCTGCTCCATAAGCCATTCTCATGTTTTCTAGATTTGGATTTACGTCGTCGAATTGTTTTTTTAGATTTATTAAATTTATATTGTAATATTGATCTATCCAACAATCAAAATAATCCTCTTCACTTAACCAGGCATTGTTTACTATATCTTTTATTAGAGTTTGATAGTCAAGATTAGGTGATATCCAATTCATAGAATCGTTGGTTTTTGCTTCATTTGAAGCATAGCCTAATCCTAGATCCTCTGATATTTTTAAAAGGGCATCCGAACTATTACCATTGAAGCTTTTACATATGTGCTTATAGAGCTTAGGTATTCTAACCTCGGCCATTATTGTATAGGTCTGATATTTACCCGTAGACGGAGTGTAGTCTGTGTAGGGACCGCCATTAAAAGGTGCTATAACTTCATTTATTATAAAGTCCATCCTTATTGGTTTAAACATTTCACCATAAGGTCTTATGTATATAGAAACTAAGTCACCGTCTTTAGGATAGGATGTAAATATAAATTTCTGATCTATTGTTTCAAATCTAAAAAGAAGGGTGGGTTTAAATCCAGTAAGATCTAATTTAAAATACTTTATACCACTTATTATTTCTGTGTTTATTCTAACCAAAGGAGTGGTTGATCCAAAATACTTCTTTTGTACGTTCCCATTCTTTTGGTCATTTAATTGGGTATCTCCGTCTTGGTTAGATGTGTCAATTACACTAAGCTCATCCAGAAATATATCAGGATTTCTGTACTGTAATATCGCCTTCCTTATGTTTATTTCTGCAGGCATATTTTATCTTCTAAAAATGTTCTTTTGTGCTAATTTGGTTTTTATGTCAGTAACGGAAACGTTTTTCTTTGCTCTACTTCTACACTGCCCTATATCAGGTCCAAAGATCAGTCTTCCCTCTGTAACAAGTATTTGTTGCTGTCCCTCTTGTAGTAAATTAGGAGGAAGGGGAACTTCTGCTAGATTGGACACGTTTTTAGCATTAAGATATTCTAAACGATCTTTACTGACCTGAGATATTTTATCTTGTAGTTCTTTCCTAAAAGATCTTGCTTTTTGTTTTTGTGAAGAAACCGCCTTGCCACTTTGAAATAGATCCGTGACCATCTGATCCCCGGGTACTAATAATATTTCCCCTGAATTAACACTCAATGGATTAGATATATTATTGAGTTTTAATAAGGTTCCTAATCTAGAAGTATCTCCCATATATTGCATAGAAACCAAATCAGGTCTCATTTTTGTTTCGTCAGTAACAAAGGCTATTGCTTTTATAGAGTATCTTACTGCTCTAGCAACCCATGATGGTGTCAATAAGTCTACATACCTATCCTGCGTGTTAGGATTGGTAAAGAAGGGCTTATCATTTATAATATCTATTGTTAGCATCTTTTATAATTTATGTCTATTCTCCTGGACCTTGGGCATTAGTTTCTGTTCCTGTAAGAGGGTTTACATTTTCCTCTACTATATTGTAAATGTTTTGTCCTGCAGTATTATTAACGAAGTTACCTTGAGTGTTAACAAAGGCATTAGTCGTTTCTTTGCTGCTAACTAATTGACCTAGATACAATCTTCCGTTACCTCTGTTAAACATAGATTCCCAATCCCCTCTGTGTCTTTGTCTCCCTGGCATAAGCTGTAGTGAAACAGTCATTTCAGTTGGAAAATCGTCAGGTCCTAAATCATCGTTAAAGTTTATTTTAACATTGTTACAAACTAAATTTCCCATCATGGCTATAGGATTCAAAGGATTGCCTATTGTTAAATGCCATTCGCCAGTTGGGTATCCACTTAACATGATTGGACTATAGTATATCTTTTTAAGGAATGCCTCAGAAAGCATAACGGCAATCGATTTAGAAAGCTGCGTTCCTTCAAACTTAAATGTGTCAGGATTACTTATAAATTTCTGAACGTCGGCATAAACAGCAGAAACACCTTTGTTGACCTCCTCCTCTTGTGCTTTGGCTTTGTTAACCTCGCCGGCGGATAGCATTTTTCCTACCACGTCTCTTATATAATTAATAGGATCGGTTATGGATTTTGCATATCCAGCAGGCCCTCCAGGGAATCCCATACCTACTGCAGTTTGTTGTATTCTTATCTCCGGAGTTAAAAATTGCCCATAGTCAGTACCAACAGATAATACATTAGTCATTAAATCAAGGAACAATAATTTAGAATTAACCTCTCCCGCAGAACTAAGAGTGTAATGAAAATTCAGGGTGAAACCATTAGTTCCTCCTGCAAATCCCTGTTGTCTAATTGCAACTTGATTTACTGTGTTTAGGTTGACAAATATTTTTTTAGAAAGCGGTCCATCAGCAGTTACTGCTTCGTCTAAAAGAGCTCTTTGTAATCTATTTATATTTTTTTCAGGAGCAACTATAGTACCTATTAATTTATCAATAGATTCTATATCCTCCGCTCCTACGCTGTTAGTTCCGCTAGTTACCGCTGCTTTTATCAAATCTCCATATGGGGTATTCATTAATCCAGGATCCCCAGTCTGTTCGTTTTTCATCGGATCCTGTGTTTGTAAAGAGAAATTTAGTCCAGTATCTATTCCTAATATAGTACTAAGATTATTTCCTGTATCTGCTCCAAAAAAAGTAACTAATTGAGCAACTGGAAGAGATGTATTAAAAACTGCATCGGTATCTTGTAATATACCTAAATCTTTTATCGGTTCTTTTGGCTTATCGTACTGTGGAATAAGCGAACCTGAAGCACCACTAACAGCGCTAAAATCCCCTACCATGTCATTAGCTATAACTCTTAAAGAATCTAATGTTGGATGTGCAAACCTCCGCAGAGTTAACATTCTGTTGTTTGGAATAATACCGTAATACTTACAGAAGATAAAATCTTTTACATTGTATATTTGTCCCCTATATGGACTATTAGGATTTAAGTAATTTGGGGTCTTTCCCCCTCCAGTAACTGTTTCTATTATTTGTCGGGCAGATGGATTTCTTGATTCGACAGGAGTTATCTTAGATAAACCTTGTTCTAGTTCAGAAGCATGATATCTAACTCTATCTTTAGAACCACCTAAAACGTAATAAGCGAAAAGTCCTCTATATACACCATCTGATGTGGCTGCATCATAGAATAAACTTTTAGGAAGATACCTTAATTCTGAAAGCTCGTAAGTAGCAAACGCTTTATCACTGGGAAAAGCATATATTATCTTACTGTTGTAATACTGTACATCACTTACTACCTGACCAGCGTCCTGGAGATTTTTTATATCATTTAAAGCTCCACCTTTGGATAATATGTGCTTGGGTTCTTCTGCCATATAGTATATACCCGAGCTTTTATTCGTCCATTAAAATAATATCACAAAAATCGTAATCTAAAATTTCTAAGATTTTATGTTTTAAAAGATCTACAAAAGGATCTGTAGGACTATCGTAAATTATAACAAGTTTTGATCCAGTAGAGATCTTAGATTTAGAACTAGTTATTTTCTTATGCAACCATTCTTCAAAAATGTACTGTCTTATTTCATTCATGGACGAAGGAGTAAGATTATTATTCTTGAACCATAGATTAACATCTATCACATGGAAATTATCACAAGAATCCTGATTAAAGGACTTTAGCTTGTCTGCTTTAGGAATTATAAAAGATTTATTGGACACTATAAATCAGTTATCTTTTTTTCTATTTCTTTGCTCGGTCAAATTTCGGAGCCTAATGAGATTACCCATAGCTTTAGCTCTTTCTTTAGACTCTTCGCTAATTTCTTTTTTCTTTCCTAGAAGGCCCATTTCTTTTGCAGCTCTCCTTCTTTCTTTTCTATTTGGTAGATTCATCTTCTTCCTCTTTACTGTTAAAAATGTCTTTGAATGTTTTTATGAATAGTGTACTAACTAAAGAATCCTCTAAATTTAGAGCCTCATCTATAGATACAAGTTCAAACTTAGTGTCTTTCTCAGATTTAGAGCCATCTGTCTTTTTTTCTCCCGAAACTAATCCGGTAATATTCACAGCAAAACATGGATTAGAATTAATTACCATTTTTGATGTATATAAACTCCCTAAGAACTGCCATCTTTTAAGATCCTCGACTAGGAACCCCGATTCCTCTTCCATTTCTCTAACAGCTGTTTGGTATATGTTAGAATCTTTATCGTCTTGCGAGCCAGTTATTAGAGTTTTTGCCATTCCTCCTGGACGTTGATCCAATACTTCAGATATGATTCCTATTTTAAACGGAAATCCCTCTTCATTTAAAGTGTAGGGCATTATAATAACCCCAGGATTTATCTGTCTAATAAATAGATGTCCATCTATTTCTACGACCTCTCTATTCCTCGTTTTTTGTATTACTGATTGTTCCGCCTTTTCGTAAAGTTCCATTTGATTTATATATATCCTTTATATTTATCCTCAGGCTCTCTTTTATTATTTCAATATCTAAATCTCTAACAACAAACTCTATAATTTCCTCCTCTGCATCATCAAAAGATGATGTTAGAACATTATAAAGATTTTTAGTGGGGAGATTTAGTTTAAGATTAATTCCAACCTCTACCCAGTTTGGTTTTTGTTTTTGTAAAAGAGAAACTATGGGATTTTCTAAATCTGGAACCTTAGCTTTAGATTCAGAAAGCATTACATTTTTAACTGGTAGGTTATTGTTTTGCGCTACCGGTTCATTATGAACTATAGAAGAAGAATCTATTTGCATCATATACTCATTAAGTAGAGCATAATTTATTCTAGTTCCTCCTTTAAAATTTATCCAGATTATTCCTGTAGTTGGATCTTTAAATACACTTTCATATTCACAAACAGTACCTGAATTGTCCCCCTTAGCCCATTTATAAAGAAAAGGTTTAAGTTCCCTGTCAAGAAACTCGACATCTATCTCTTCTATGTTTTCCATATTATTATTTTTTCTTTTTAGTACTTTTTTTAGGAGACTCCACATCTTCTATAGTTTTTATCTTTGTGAATCCTTCCCTTGCTAAAGAAGAAATCCAGGCATCTAAATCTTTTTCTATTATCCAAGTTTCTTCATATCTTTTACTGCCGAAGCTATTTATTATAAGTATGTTGCTCATATAGGACTCTTTGTGTCTAGTTATTTCTACATAAGCTTTACCTTTTTCTCTAGAAATAACCATTTTAAAACCCTCTTCCAGATTCATACTATATTTTATAGGTTATGACTCATAAATAATTTCGAATTATTCCGTTTTATAAACGGGATAATTTTCTTCAAATTCCTCGGGAGATATTAAATCTAATACGCTATGTCTATTTAATGTGAAAAAATCCCATGTTGTAGCCTCGCTAGGAAATACGTCAATAGTTTCGCTAGCATCTCTAGTTAGTATTCCTACCCCCCAATCAGTGTCAACAGTTACTAATTTTAGATCGTTTCTATAAAGTCTTAATTTTACTAAAGAAAGATATACCGTTCCGTTCCAATTCCCGTTTGCAGGAGCAGTAAAAACCGGTCTCTCCTCCGTATGAAATTTAGTCGGGGGATTACAGTCGTGTAAAACAATAGTACCACCCTCAGATAGATAATTTAAAGAGTTTTCAATATCTTTATCTACTTGATGTTCTAAATGCAATCCATCAATAAAAATGATATCAAACTTTTGCTCTGGATCAAGAGAACTAAAGAAAGAATCTGATGTCATTATATGAGTGGTATCAGAAGATGTTGGAGCAGGATCTACCCCTGTTTTATTTTCACAACAAACTTCTTTAAAACATTCGCCATCTCTTACCCCTATCTCGAGATAATTTTTATATCCCCTATTTTCAATAATTCTGTTTATTATGTCGTATCTAGTCATATTTATATTTTTATAAGTTCCATTTTTCCTTAAATAACGGATAAGATCCGCTAGTCATTTTGTGCATTAAATTATAATCTTTGATCACTCTTTCTGTTGTCTTCCCTATGTTTTTATCGTGGTGCACCACAACTGAATTAGTAACTAAAACGTGTTTAATTTTATTTTTCATTAGTTCCATTGAGTAATCATTATCACAGAACCAATGATGAAATCTTTCATCTAGGTCTCCTATCTTTTCATAAATTTCTCTTTTGTGTATTATACACCAGCCTGAAATTTGTTTTCTTATTTCATATCCTTCAATAAGTCCCATGTTTTCATTTATCCCGTAAAGAGTTTGGGTCTTAGGACATAAAGGAGAAAAAGAAAGTGCTTCAGGAACTGTAGAAGAAGCTTCTAGTATTCTAGTAAACCATCCCTGTGTAAATTCAAGGTCGTTATTACAAAGAGCAACCCACGGGGAATTTCCTTGTTTCCTACCAAAATTTAAAAATTTGTGATATCCATAAGGAAGAGGAGCTTGGTAGGTTTTTACATTTTCAGCTAAATCTTCCCATTTAACCCCAGGTTCAGATTCTACCACTATAATATTAAAATCTTTAATAGCATTACTCTCGGAGTTTAATATAGATGTTATACAGCTCTTAGTAAGATTCTTACAATAATCGTCATTAGCATAGCTAATTATAACAATATCTAGTAATTTAGTGGGTGTCATATATTAATCTAGATTTTTTAATTATTCCCTCCAATTTATTAAGTTCCAGCATATTTTCTGAATCGGAAGGTGAAAGGCTTGGATAAGGATGGGTTTCTATAAATAATCCATCTGCATCCATAACAGAAGCAAACTTAACCATATCTTCTATCATTTCTCCTCTTCCTTCTGTTTTTCCGTTTATCCCGTTAGGTCTTTGCAAACTGTGTGTACAGTCCATAATTATTTTAGATCTTTCGCATGATTTTTTTAACCTTGATATTGAAGTGGCGTCTACTACTAGATCATTGTATCCAAAGGTATTTCCTCTTTCCCCTATCATTAACTCTTTACCGCCGAAATTATAAAATTTATCCTCTATGAATTTGCAAGATTCAGGAGAAAGAAATTGTCCCTTTTTAATTAAAACCGGTAAACCAGTTTTAGCGCAAGCTTCTATAAGATCTGTTTGTCTACATAGAAATGCTGGGATCTGTAAATAATCTACAACAGAAGCCACCCTTTCAACCTGATTAGTTTCATGAACGTCTGTTATTATGTCTATGTTTAAACGAGATTTTATATTTCTTAGCACTTCTAAACCCTTATCTATGCCTATCCCTCTAAAGCCATCAGTAGATGTTCTATTAGCCTTATCAAAACTTGCTTTAAATATTGTTTGGAAATTATGAAGAAGTCCACATCTCCTAACCTCTGTTGCTACCTCAAAACACGTGTCCCAGCTTTGTATAACGCAAGGACCTCCTATAAGAATCCTAGTTTTTTGATTTCTGACCGAGATATCCACCATGGTGAAGCTTTGAGTATTTTTCTTTATTAAAACTATTTTTTTTCATCAGACCAACTACGATTAGATCAGATATAACAGACATACATGTTGTTGAAGTTGTTGGGGTTAATCCCATCGGACATATTTCCTCAACAGGACCAAATTCAATGTAGTCTGCACATTTTATAGAGATATCTTGGGTTTTGGTTCCAACGATAGCGTATATGTAATTGTTGTATCCCAGATTATGGATTAGATCTATTAGTTCTATAACCTCTCTAGTCTTACCCGAATTACTAAAAACTATAATTATATCACCAGGTTGTATTATTCCCAAATCTCCATGTTGAGCTTCTGAGGGGTGTAAAAAGAAAGCTGGGGTTCCCGTAGAAGAAAGAGTTGTTGCAAAAGTATGAGCTATCTGACCAGCTTTGCCCATCCCAGAAGTAATTATCCTACCAGACGTTAAATTCCAATGTATGTGTCTAATAATATCCTCAACCCTTTCGACTGGTATTTTTCTTAGAGCTTCTATCTCTTTTTCTATTAATAGATTATAGTCCATAAGATTTTATTTTATCTTCTATCATTTCATCTATTATATTAGAAAGGGAAAGCTTAGGTTCCCATCCTAGATTTTTTTTTGCCTCAGTAGCATCACCAATTAATAGATCAACCTCTGATGGTCTGAAATATTTAGGATCCACCTCAATTATTCTTCTTCCGGTTTCTTTTATTCTACCAATCTCTTCCTCTTCTTTTCCCGTAAATTCTATTTCCATTCCCAACTTTAAAGAGGTCATTTCTACAATTTCTTTTATTGTATATGTAACACCTGTTGCAAGAACAAAGTCCCTCGGATGTTCCTGCTGTAGCATCCTCCACATACCTTCAACATATTCTTTAGCGTGTCCAATATCTCTTGATGAATTTAAGTTACCTAATTTTAAAATATCAGATTTACCTAGTTTAATGTCAACTAATCCATCAACAATCTTCTTCTCTACAAAATTCTCGCCCCTTCTGGGAGATGTATGATTAAAGAGAATACCATTACATGCAAAGATGTTGTAAGCTTCTCTGTAGTTTTTTATAATCCAAAATCCGTAAAGTTTAGCAACCCCGTAAGGACTTCTTGGATAAAAAGGAGTTTTTTCTGTTTGAGGTATTTCCTGTACTTTGCCATAAAGCTCAGATGTCGATGCTTGATATAGTTTAGTCTTTGGTGAATGAGTTCTTATTGACTCTAAAACGTTTAAAGTTCCTATAGCATCTACTTGTCCAGTATAATAAGGGATTTCAAAAGAGATCTTCACATGACTTTGAGCAGCCAAGTTGTAAAATTCGTCAGGTTTAATTGTTGATATTAGATTACTAATCGATACTGGATCCGTAACATCAGCGTAGTGCCACTTAAACATTGGATTTTTTCTGAGATGATCTATTCTCCATGTATTAAAAGACGAGGATCTTCGTATTGTTCCATGTACTTTGTATCCTTTTTCTAAAAGCAGCTCCGCAAGATAACTACCATCTTGTCCATTGACGCCAGTTATTATTGCTTTTCTAATCGGCATATTGTATTTTTATAGTATTCATAAGTTTTTTTAATCCCCTCATCTATTGTAGTAGAAGGCTTCCATCCGGTTTCAGTGATTCGAGAAACATCCATAACTTTACGATAAGTCCCATCCGGATATTCAGTATTAAATCTTATAGCTCCATTATATCCAACAACTTTAGCTATAGTATTAGAAAGATCTGATATTGAGATATCCTCACCAGAACCAACATTTATTATTTCACCCGAAGAATAATTTTCTGACAAATAAATAAGAGCTTCTACTAAATCTTCGACATATAAAAATTCCCTCATCGGTTTTCCTGTCCCCCACACTTCAACTTCGGGGAGATTATTTTTTTTAGCCTCATGAAATTTCCTAATTAAAGCCGGAAGAACGTGACACGTATTAAGATCAAAATTATCACCTGGACCATAAAGATTACAAGGCATAACAGAGATATAATCAGTTCCGTATTGTTGTCTGTATGATTGACACATCTTAATACCAGCAATCTTAGCTATAGCATAAGCATCGTTTGTTTCTTCTAAAGGACCAGTCAAAAGATATTCTTCCTTTATAGGCTGCGGACAATTTTTTGGATATATGCAGGAAGATCCTAGAAAGACCAATTTTTTAACCCCAGATAAATGACAGGATTCGATAACATTGGTTTGTATTTTTAGGTTAGTAGTTATAAAAGTAGCTTTATTATCGTTATTGGCTTTTATTCCTCCCACCTTAGCTGCACAAAGAAAAACAACATCCGGTTTGTGAGTCAAAAAGTAATCTATTGTATCCTTCCAAGAAGTTAAATTTAGATTATATCTCTTCGGTGCTAAAACACTAGCATCAGGATATTTTTCTATATATTTTTTATATAGATTAGATCCAACCAATCCATTAGAACCAAGAATAAGTATTTTTTTCATTTTTTTAGAATTTTAGCCAGCTTTCGCAATATAAATCATCAAGTATAGTACCTCTTTTAGCTGGACCAAACCATCTTTCGGGTGCTATCACAATTTTATTTGGATTCTTGTTTAGCCAAGCACCCCACCAAGAAAAACTAGAATTAGCTATTATATTATTTTTACAAGAGGACATAAGACACAAATCCTTTACGTCTATATTTCCCTGTACATATTTAATACTATCATCGATAGGAAAGTTTTTTTTACACCAATCAACATCATCAGAAAAAACGTAGAAAAGATTTACACCTCTCCCTCTCATGTGATCAATAGCTTTATTATAATACTGCATATCTTGTACAGGATGATATTCAGTAATATTTAAATAATCACCTCTCCTTACGTGTATGGAACAAGTTTCCTTATTACTTTCTATAGTACCATCGTGCAGTTCATCTATAAAATCAAAGTGTTTTTTAACAGTTTCAATAGCATCTATAAAATACTTTTCGGACTGGAAATATCCAACCAAATCTGTCCCGTTATAATAAGGTATAGGAGAGTAATGAAATCCTCTCTCGTTGAAAACTTTCTTTATATTATTCCGATCTAGATTTTGATTTATGGGGATTTTGAAATATTTAGAGTATTCCCATTTATTAAAAAAAGCAATATCATTATTTCTTTCTGCAAGTCCTATTGCTGCTGCTATTTGGAACATCTGGTTACCCAATCTACCGAAGGATCCAATTCTAGAAAACGTTATCATCTTTCAATTATATCTTTCCACTGAGAAATACATTTCCCCTCATGGATCTTACTGAAATTTATAATATTGTTTCTTTTCTTTTCTATCAATTCATTATTTTTAGTTAATTCTACCAGATGATCAAAAGAATTAAAGTAAATAAATAAATCATTGTGCTCGGGTAAATACCATTCGGAAGATTCAATATATCCCCTATCAAACGGGGGGCTCCAGAAAAAATTAGATTGACACGAAAGATCTAATAAGAATTTTTTAGATGGTATAAAGTAAACATTACCGATAGACCAATTTTCAAAGATCGCTAGATTAGACCAGGCATACGGAATGTGTATTATACCTCTTATCCCTATAAGATCCGAAGGTCCATTATATTCCCCTCTGTATGTAGGTATACCTAATTTATCGCAAACTCCTTTAAGATCCATATAAATATTATCGTTGTGATATCTGGTTATTAAAAAGGTGTCACTCTTTTTTTGTCCGCTAGGGAAAAATTCAGACTTAGCAATTTTCTCAACAATACTAACAGGTCTAAAAACTTCGGGATCCCATTCTATGCCTCTGTACTTTTTAGCATATTCGTGTTCAAATTTTGTATAGGATCTAATAATGGTATTAGGCCTATTGAGAGCAGACTTGAATATGTCATAATAACCGGGATCTGGAAAATTTACCGAATTAGTTGCTCCGTCGTTGTAATCAAATCTATTACACACCCAGATTATTAATTTTCCTCTGAACTGTTCTCTAAGAAATATTCTAGAAAGAGGCGCGGTATCTGAGGTAATAACACAATCGAAAGAATTGTAGTAATCCCTGTTTTGATTCCATATATTATCAGCAAGGTCTTGAGAAATATTATAATTCCAATTAGCTCTTTGGGTTTCTAAATGATATCCGAGCTTATTACAAATATAATCCACAGATATAACACACCCTGAATGATATGTTACGTGTAAGATTCTCATTGATTTACTTTATAGTTTCTTAAAATATTTATTAGATCTACTCTGTCATTTTTAACCCAGATTGTAGTGCCCATATACGTATCTTCAAAATGTATTTCTTCGTAATCAGCTGGAACTTTTACTATGTTATATCCATAGACATTTTTTAAAACTCTATTAGTATCCCTACTCGTGTCATGTGCTGCAATTATATCAGCTTTATGAAAAGATAAATTTACTAGATCTCCTCTTGTGTGTATTCCCGCGTCTACAAATATAAAGTCATATTTTCTATCTGACATAAAAGGCAAAACCAATTCACTAAGGTCATTAAGATAATTAGTATCTGCTAAAGGAAATCTTAATCTTTGTGCATTCTCATTAGCCTGTACTATATTTTGATTGACTTCCACATAAACACAATCCCAATTTTTTCGATCCTTCATTTTTTCTAGTGTTTGTTGATACCACTCTAAATTATAAGATCCTAGAGATAGTTCGACTGATTTTAAATATTCGCAGTTATCTGCTAGGTATGGTGTGCCCACTCCTAATCCAAATTCTAACATATTTGCTATCTTAGTAGTTTCAAATATTTTAGAAAAGTAAAAATGCCAGTCCTGTGTAGCTGTAAAATTGTAATTTGTCATTTTTTTATTTTTTTAGTATATATTGATATCCTTCGAATATTATATCATATCCTTTTTGAACAAGGTAGGGTATTGATTCTTCAGATTTACCTAATTTATTGTCTATATCTCCCATTTCTCTAGGTGTACCATTTAATACATCATCGATTAATATTATTCCACCCTCTTTTAAAAGATCTCTACGAACTATGATTTCTGCTTCTTTTAGTTGTAGATTACATGTATATTCTATAGGCCACATGTCGCCAGTATCTAAATATATAAGATCATATTTTTTATCAGTGTTTTCTAAATATATTGTGGAATCGGATGTAACATGATTACACTTAATATTTAAAGAATCTGTCATTATCTTACATCTTTTCAAATGTGATTCAATTAAATCAACAGTGGTAAATGAATTATAATTACCAATAGTACCGAATATTAATGTAAAACATCCAGCTCCCCAATCCCACTTAGAGAAATCATTAGGATCCCAGTATTTAGGGTCATTCATGTTACATCCTTCAAATTTACCATCAACAAAACTTCTGGAAGTACCTAGTTCTAATACATCAGCATTATCCCTTTTACTTAAAAATTCCAAGCAGTGTTTAAATGACATATATCTCGATCTATCAGGATCATTATATCTTAATCCCTCATTAGATCCTCCATCTAATAAATCTTTGTACTTATCAAGCAATTCTATTTTATTCATAATCAACAATATTTTGAAATATTTATTTTAGAGAAATCATTATCTATGGTTGGATTTCTAGCTACTATTAATCCGTCGTGTGAATATGATTCATTCATATCATGTTCACACAGTATTTTAAATTTTTTATCGATCAAAAAGGATAAGCATTCCTCGTGTAGTAATTCTTTAGGTGCTCCCCAATCTTTACCATTATTATTCTTATCAGTGTGAGTAGATATAAAAATGTATCCGATATTTTTTATAGAGTCACCAAGCTGTTCCAGAAGATGATATTCCCATCCTTGTATATCTACATGAAGGATATCTACAAAATCAATGGAATTTTGATTTATAAAATCTAAAATATTTAATTCTGGTATTCTTCCTATATGAAATCTCCCTTTCATGTTATTAATTTTAAAATTCTCTATACCTAAATTAAGGTTAATTGAATCCACGTCTATCATGAAATTTTTAGCTCCTTCTATTTTTTTATTAAACCACATAGAATAGTAAGACCATGATGATCCAACTTCTATCATTAATGCTCCTTCCTTTATTTTTTCTAAAACTTTATAAAAAGCAAACTCCTCCTGTGGTTCGTGGTGTCCTTTACATTTTAATATTAATTCAGTCATCCATTCTCCACAATAACAGTCCTTTATTATTTTTATTCCATTGTGCATTATCTGGAAATTATCCACTATATTTCCACTATTTAAGTCTCTATCTAGAGAATCACAATCTTTACATAATAAGGCTTTATCTACTCTGGTAAGCATTCTATTATTTGTTTTATTCTATTTACATATGTGTGCTTTTCTTTAACCTCATTCATCAGATATTTTAATCTTTCAATATGATCATTGGAATTTTTAAAATCTATAGATTTATTAAACAGCTCAGAGGTATCTCTGCTGAATATAAGTTCATTACTAAATAAAGAATTAACCCTAGGTGAATTAACATATCCCATATGTCCGTAAGATAGATTCTTAAATATCCTACAAGGAATATATTCGTTCTCAATTTGCCAAGGTCCTTGTATAGTAGGAGAGATGTACGATGAATTTACCATAACCATATTTTGTTCAAAAGAAACCGGGGATGACCATGGGTTTATCTTAATAACATCTATTCCGTTTGCTTTACAAGAATTAAAAAATGGATCTAATTCAGTACCATTCTGATAAACACCTACAGAATCTCCGAATGTTCCTATCCAAAGACATTTCTTGGGATTCTGTACATTTTTAGCAAGTCCTAGATCTATCTCTGATGGCAATAGATCAGTTGCCCAACATGTATATAGTGTATTAATTGTATCTTTATTTATAAAAGTATAATCGTTTATTACCTCACTCTTAAATGATTCATCCTTTTTAGTATGAACCTGTAGAACTAATATTTTACATCCAGCGTCGATATATTTTTTACCATCAACATTATGTAAAACATAATAAGATTTTTTATTAATAGGTATATTTTTTTCTTGTTCACCTGCAGCAATAAATAAACAGTCGTCAAATCCTATGTCCTCGTATCTGTCGTCAGTAAACCAATAAGTATCATACCCTAAACTTTTAAAAGCTTTATAAAATGAAGCATGTATATATGAATGAGTATGTGTGTCTAATGGGTATCCCCATATTACTACTTTTTTAAATTTCATATTTATTTTTTAATGATGTACCAATCTTCAAAAGGTAAACCGTTATGAGTTACGTTTTCTTTGTCTATAACATATCCGTTACTTGTAAGTATTTTTTGTATTTCTTTTTTTCTATAGTCACCATCAGAATATAGATTATGCTCTATAGTAATAGCTCCAAATTTCCAATTATTAAAAGGAAAATTTTCTATTATAGCTATCTCACTACCCTCAACATCTATCGATAAATAATCTATAAATAGAGGTGCATTATTTTTAATCAATATATTTTCTAGTGTATCACATTCTATAAAATAATCATAGGAATCATTTATTTTGCTACCCATTTCAGAACTGCTAAAAGGTACTTTTCCTTTGAAATTGCTAACTGCAACGTTTTCACATATACAGTCCCTATTTTTAACAAGTAATTGATAATTTTTTAGATCTGGCTCTATACATACACCATTCCAACTTAAATACTTTTCAAAATATAAGGTATTACTATAATTAATTCCATCATAAGCACCTATATCTAAAAAATATCCATTTTTTTTAGAATTTGTTTTTTCTAAAACCCATTTATCCTGTCCTGCTTGTGAATAAAACATCCTATTTTAATTTCCAGTTCTCCCAAACCCAATCATAGCACCATGTACATTCGTGGGTATTTTTTAATGATTCATTTATGCTTTTTCTTCTTTCCTCTGCGTCATGAATAAAAGTGTGATATTGTACTTGTATATTTTTTACTTTTTTTAATAAATCCACATCAGATACGAGTTTTTCTAATAGATTATATTCTTCACCTTCTATGTTAATCTTAATTAAATCAACAGAATCTATATTTAATTCCCTTATTACTTCTATTATATCCCTTAATTCTATAGATTCAATATTAGCATCATCTATATACGTGATAGAGCTAGCGTCATCTGAAATATAAATATTAGAGATAGTATTATTACTAGATAAACCGAACTTATAGTTTCTTATCTTGGAAAGGTGATTAAATTTAAAATTACAAGCATGATAAAACTCATCGACAGGCTCAAATAAATAAATATTAGATCCGTATCGAGTATAAATAGACTCGGCAAATGTTCCCAAATACCCACCAACATCAAATACCACGGAATTTTCATTTAACTCTGGATAATCTAATCTTTTGTACACATCACCTTTATCTTTAAACCACTTTTTTACATTTTCTTTGAATATATCGTTTATCATATTTTACGATTTTGTTTTAAGTTCACTTATCCGATAGTATAGAAGTACATTAGGTAGTATTTTAAATTTAGCCCCTTTGGATAAAAGCCTTTTCCACATACAAAAATCATCAGATGCAATTTCTTCAGATATTAGTTTTTCATTGTATTCTAGCATTTTCTTAGTATAAGCACATGCAGGATGAGCAACTATATTATGATTGTTAAAAAATTCTTTAGAAATATCAAGCTCATGGAATTTTGTACAGTGTATATTTTCTCTTGTTTCACTAAAAGAAACATAGTTTCCAGACATAACAGAAATCTCGGGATTAAAATTATCTATCTGTATTTTTACTCTGTCTAATGGATATCGATCATCAACATTGGTATTTAATACCATATCATAATTTAAACTAAAGCATTTTTCAATCAGATAATTATGAGCTTGGGCATGATCATTAAGATTCAGTGATATAAATTCACTATTTTCAAATATTCTTTCCTCACTATTACCGTAGTTTAATTCAAATATATCAAAATCCTTATGCGTTTGATTTATTATTGATTCCCTGTATTTTTCTATCCATTCTGTGGGATATCTACTTATGTTTTTGTGAAAAGATATTAATGCTATTCTCATGATCTTATTTCTTTATGGTCTTTGTTTAATAAAAGTATTTTACATTCAAATTTATTGTTCCCCCACGATGAATAAATTTTTTGGTTGTCTTCCGGATAATGATACGAAGGGCTAAGAACCCTAGTTGGTTTTACTATTGTTAAATATTTATTTAAAGCAGATTCATCGTGCCAAATAGGTACTCTCCCTTTATTAGATTCCCAATCTATCATCTCTTTACATTCCGAACTCATCTTAAAAAACTCGTCTCTCGATAACGAATAAAATCCCCCGCCATAATAATTTCTTCCATCCATTCTACTAACGAAGCATTTAGACTCCGTTCTATTTTCAAAAGTCCCCCATCGATTAACATACCCGCAATGCTGTGTAACAGTAATAGGTGTTATAACTTCTGTTCCAATAGATGACGTAATTAATGTATCAGCATCTATATAAATAAGTTGATCTCCTTTTATTGATTCTTTATATTTTTCAAAAAAGTGAAATCTATACAATGTAGGGTAAGGAAATGGTTTATGTTCCACCGGAAACACAGAATAATCAATGTTTTTAAATGAAAGATCCTTATCGCTAAAAATATTATAAAACTTCTTGTTATTAGGAAGAAAATATTTCTCTATTGATCTTATTAGTGGCTCTATAAATACATCATATTTTCCTGTTGCTACTATAAGAAATCCCACACTTACATTATATTTTTTAGGATCATCCTCATAGTCATTATATAATTCATAATAATTATTCATGTTATCTCTTTCTTCTTTAGGTACAACATTTACTTCACTCTTATTACCTAATTCTTTATTAGATATATTTTCATTATTTTTTATTACCACGGAAGGAGCAGGAGGAAATCTATTTAATATTCTTTTAAATCCTTGCGGGGTTATATTTCTTTTTCTTCTTTCTGTCATATCGTGCTCGGATTAGATTTTTTTCCTACTCCTACTTCCTTTATTTTACTAACTAAATCATTCTGATCCATATTAGTAAAATCATTAAAAAGCTTTTCGTTTAGATTAATATTTCTTACATCCTTAGACCTGTGGCTTAAATGTGCAGCTTCATAAGGAATCCTATCCATCGTTTCGTCACTTCTTTTAAGCAAGAATTTTATTGTTTCTGTTGCTGCTTTATCTTCCCATCCATACCTAAAGAAATTCTCGTTATATCCACCGAATACGTTCCAAAACCAATCTTTGTTATAAACCAAGATAGCTCCGAATCCACATCCCCTAGTCATTGATCTAAATTTAAATACCGGATCCCTGGGCTCTCCTCCTCTTTTTCTAAAGACATCAAAATTTTTAGTTCTAATCCAATCCATAGTTGCCTCTTCGGTATTACACCAATAGTATGTTTCTGCACCTGCTGCAAATTCACCTGCAAATTGGCTTATAACTGTAAAATAATTATTTTCAAACACGAAGTCTGAATCCATCAAAACTATTAGCTCTCCATTAGCCTCTCTCGCTCCTACGTTTCTACACCAGCTAAGATTGAATCCTCTGTTTTGCGGGTCTTTTATTGCTATGTGCTTATATGGTATTATAGGGTTACTTCTTTTATAAAAATTACCATCTAATGCCTGTTCCACCACTATTACCTCGTAATCAGTAAAGGTTTGATTCTTTATAGCAGATAAGCATTCATTAAAATTCCTATTTCTTAAATGATCATTTCCACCTGTTGGAAGTATTATAGATAATCTCATCAATCTATTTTAAGCTTATTAAATAATTCTTTACACATACCAAGATTAGCCGATAAGGGTCTTGGTAAGTGACAATCTATATATTCGTGTGCATTATAGTCGTTTTTAGGCCATATTACCTTATCCAACCTACCAGTAGCATATTTTTCTTCTATCCAGCCTCTCTCAAGATGTCTAATATAGTATCCAGATTTTCTTAGGGTTTGATTATAAAAAAACTTCTGATCAGTCCCACTTCGCAGATTCATTCTTTTCAATCTTAGAAGAAAATCCAAATGACTTTCTTCATTCAAATCTAGAAGATCTGAAAAACTTTTTGGATCTCCCGCAAGATAGCACATTGGATATTGTGGATTAGTCCTATACCATCTATATTTAATAATATCTGAACTATACGATATTAGTCCAGTGTCTCCTATATACTCAGCGTGATTTATATAGTAATCCTTGGAGATAGGGAGCATATCCATATCGGATATGATAAATGGCTTATCCAGTATGTTTGCCGCCCAGAATCTAATACATTGTGCCTGTTGTGCAATGTCCCAATCATTTCTTGATTCCAAATAAAAAACCTTACCGTGTTCATAAACCCAAGCAGGGGGTGCTGCATTGTCTATATAAAGAAGAACCGGTTCTAATCCTATCAAATTCTTCCATGCCTTAGCTACATATGGCCAAAAATCAAGATACTCAGGATTAGAGTTAGAGCTAACTACAGCATATTCTAATTTCATACTATCTTCTTACTCTAAAATTAGAATTTTGATTCATTTTTCTGTGTACATTTCTCGATTCCTGGTAATGCTCTATGACGGGTGACGTACGAGGATACATCGTACGCATGTGATCGTAAATAAATGTATATTCGGGTGGAAGATTATAATAAACAAGATCTTCCATTTCTCTATGTGCCCTCTGCATATTTTTTTGTTCCCATGTTTCTGGCTTCATTCTTTCAGCTGGAGTTGCTTCATTTAATTCTATCCATCTATCAACGAATGATCTCACACGATCATTGTTTTTCAAGAATAATGTACCTGATAAAGCTTCATCTGCTCTCCATTTAAAATCTTGAGTTCTGTATGCTATGTCGCAGTCAAGATTTGGAATAAGATCGGGATAAGATTTAAATTGTGCATCTACATCTACATATAAAACATCTTGGTTTCTTGACTCTAATATTTCTTTAATAAAATAAGCCTTGTGATGTGTATTTTTTTCCCAAGATCCTAAATCTTTGATAGGCTCTATGTAATGAGCCAAACTAAAGTTCTGCAGGGATCTTTTAAGATTGCCTGCGAGTGCTTCGTACGAAGTGTTTTCTGTGTAATATGCTATAACTAAAAACTGGGGGCTCATAGGATTAAATTAATATAGTGTTCATAGCCGGGGATTTACTTCGTAAAAATTTTAGTCCCCGTTCGCAGGATAGTTTCAGGTTTTTAAAAATATTTTTTTTATGTGAATAATTTAGTGTTTTTCTATATATAATAATAAATGGAAAAGAGTCCATACATATCAGAAATGAGACCATACTGGTTTTTGGAAGATCCAATAGATTTGGAATACAAGTACTATGTTCTAATGGCTTATCTTATGAAGGTTAAAGAAAACTTTAATAAGCCAGGATTTGAAAAATATTTCAAAACCCTCCTTTCCATTAAGAAGGATTTAGAAAGCTTTATTAAAAACACGGAGTTTAGCCAAAAGACATTAGCTAGAATGACGGAGGATGATAAAGACCACTTCTATAATATGCTGGACAAAAATTTAGATCGTATTGGTGAGATAGAAGAAATTGCTAAGAACTCAATTAGCACGATTGATAATTTTATTGAGGAGAATAATAATTTCTATGAAAAATACAATTCACTGGTAGACTTAGAAAGTTATTGTTCTAAATATAATCTATGGGACCAAGGATTTTTAATAATTAGAAAGAAGGGTGAAAAAACTATGAGAATATTTACATGGTTCTTTTCCATAGTAAAAATATCTCAAAAAGAGAATGTTGCACTCCTTATGACTGAGTTATTAGATCCTCTTTGTGAGACAACAAAGGATATTGCTAAAATAAAAAAATTTTTAAAAAGCAACATAAAGGATTTTTCAGATCAATATGATTGTGTTCTTGTTGCTGAAGTATCTAAGGAGATTGATATGGAAATAGGCACAGAGCTAAGTAAAGAAAAATCCATAGATATGATAATGAATAGGTTTAAGAGTTAGATCTCCTTTGATTAATAAGATCCTCTGTTTCCTGTTTTTCCTCCTCTGTAAAATTGAATCTTTCGAAAGGAAATTTATCAGATTTAAACATATAAACCTTTTCCATCCCTGTTTCGTCTTCTGTAACCACCTCAATTTTAGTTCCGTGACTGTTGAGATAAAAATCTGCACCAAAGCCGTTTTTTAACATCTTATTTCTAATAAACAAAATAGCACCTCCTGGCATTGCTTCCTCTGGCTCATACTCTCCCGCTTCTATGATCCTTTCTATCTCAGGAATTATTTTAATTATTTCAGAAAAAGGCCTAGATGAGAGCTGGTCTACTGAGGATACTTTCATTGTGGTTGATATAAATTTAGTGATCTCTTCCTTAAGTTCCGGTTTTTCTACAAAAATAGATTCGAGATCATCAACAAATGTTTTACTGTTGTATCCGTCTTTAGGATCATTAGAAGAGTAAGCAAAAGGAACACTGTATGTTCTGTCCATATTGCCAGCAGCACTGCTTTCATTTATAAATTGATCGAAGCTAAATATTCTTCTCATGTTCTAGCAATAATTATTTTACCCCTCTCCTCGAAAGTCATTGGTTTAGAATTTATAATATCCTTTCCTATTTTTCTTAGCATTTCTTTAGGAAATCTATCAAATTTAGGTTCCCCTTCTTTGGATAGATTTTCCGGTTTACATTCAACAAATCCGTCATAATCTTTTAATTGCGTGAAACAACCGGATTTAGTTACGCTTATTATATCATTTTGCATAAGCTTTATTCTGCTCCATACGGGCTTAATCTTAGGTGGTGTACCCAATTCCTCTATTTCGTAGGATGATATTATCTCTATATAGAAAGGCGATTTTACTATATAACAAGAGCCATCTGAGTCTAATCCATACTCTGGCTTGAAGTCTTTTTCAAAATTATCGATCTTTAAAATTCTAGGCATTTCATCATATATATCGGATTCTTTAAGATAAAACGATATATACTATAAAAGTAAAACCCAATGGTTATTCGTAGTTATTCAAAATTTATATCAGAGTCCAGAAACGGATCTAAGGGACGTAATTTAGGCATAGGTCATTACAGAGAAGAAATGGCAATGCTAGAAAACGAATATCTTAGAATGCAATCAGAGGGACTTACTGAGAGTGAAATAAATGAAAATATATTTACCTCATTTTTTAGCTCCTTAGGAGGAGGTTTTACAGATACTTTCAAAGATTATATTATAGACTGGGCGGCTCAAAAATTTGGTATTAATCCAATGGACGAGAACGGACAGCCCACATTCTTTTATCAAGTAATAAGAAACGTAATCGAGCAGGTGCATTGGACAGATCTAGGTAAATATTTCGGATCTGGCTCATGTAAGAACTGGTCGGTAGCTATAGTAGAAGGTTTATCTGAAACATTACAAGAAAGAGGAATAGAATATTTATTACCACGATTAGGTATGCAATTAGATACTAATACTGGATTTGGTGGAACTATAGCAGCAGGATTAAGGGAGGCTTTAACTAATGCTATCAATAACACTAACTTCATGAACAATATTGAAAAAATGATTTCTGATAAAATATGTGGATTTAAACTAGGTGATGTATTATCAACCTCTAGCGTGACAACTGCAGACAAGCAAAAAATTCAAAATGAAATACAAGCAGCTGGCGAAAGAAATCCTGATATATATACAAAAGCAATGAAATCTGGTTTATCCAGTGTTCTACAATTCAATAAGTAATTATGAACCAAAGAAACGTAAAAAAAAGAGAAATACTAAGCTACAAAGATTTTATGAAAGTAGCAAGTGATCCATGGAATCCTGACAATCTTAGCAAAGAGGATAGAACAGGATTTCATAAAATTACACCAGAGTCTGCATATGACTATGTAGGATACAAAGATGCAGTTTTTAATAAAACATCTAAAATAGACTACCCTGGATACGGCGCAACTGAAACAGGAAGCGGAGCTTCTATAGGAGTAACAGAATAAAAAATCAAAAAGATGGATAAAAAAATATTAACATTTGAGGAATTTAGCTATAAAAAGCCTCAAGAACTACCTGAAGATAACGACTTCTGGAACGATATGGAGATAGAAGAGGAGGAAGAAGACGAAGAAATGGACTTCGAAGAAGAGGACGAAGACGAGGACGAAGACGAGGACGAAGACTCTGAAGAAGACGAAGAAATGGACTTCGAAGAAGAGGACGAAGACGAGGATGAGGACGAAGAAGAGGACGAAGACGAGGATGAGGACGAAGAAGAGGACGAAGAAGAGGACGAAGACTCTGAAGAAGACGAGGATGAGGACGAAGAAGAGGACGAAGAAGAGGACGAGGACGAGGATGAGGACGAAGAAGAGGACGAAGACTCTGAAGAAGACGAGGATGAGGACGAAGAAGAGGACGAGGACGAGGATGAGGACGAAGAAATGGACTTCGAAGAAGAGGACGAAGACGAGGACGAGGACGAGGACTCCGAAGAAGATGACGACGAAGATGAAGACGAGGAGGAAGATGATATGGATTTTGATGAGGATGAAGATGATGACGAGGAGGAAGAGATCGAGGAGGAGGACGAATCTGATTTAGGAGAAGAATCCACAGGTACTGAGGTTATAAGGTTCGATAATTTCTTTGGAAAATAAGATTAAACAAAAGACTATAATAAATTAAAGCCTAGATTAAAATCTGGGCTTTTTCTTTGTTTAAAGATATATACATTATGGATTCTTCATTATTAGAAAAGTTTGTTTTTAAAGGTATAAAAGGAAAGGAAAGACCCTTAACCGTAGTTATCTTAACTACTAAACTTGGTAAAAGTTTAAAGAATGCTCCAAGCACTGATAAAATAATGAAAATCTGTGAGGAAAGGGGTGTTAGATGTATAATAATAGACACAGAAAAAGGTGCTATACAAAAAACAAATAAAGGTACTTTCCTAATCTCTAGTAGGGGAGGAAAACAACAAGAAATATATTTAGACAGAACAATAGTTTTAACTAGGAGATCTTCTATTAAAAATAACGCAGCTAAGGGATTTTTTAAGAAAATGGAAGATTTAGGGTTTCCTTGTGTTAATTCGTATGATTCTGTTATCATGTGCGAAGACAAATTACAAACCACAAGAAAACTTCAGTTAGCTAAAATACCTGTTCCTAGAACATCACTAATATCATCTGAGGCAGATATAGACAAGGCAGTAGAGGAAGTTGGCGGAGAATATCCAGTTGTTTGTAAATTCTTATCCGGAACTAAAGGGATTGGTGTTTTTATGATAGATTCTAGACCTTCATTAGTTTCTACTCTACAGGCACTTTGGTATTTGTCCCCTGGAACTGAAATAGTACTACAAGAAAAAATAGATGCAGATTACGATTTAAGAATACACGTTGTTGCAGAAAGTGATGGTATGGCTGGTAGAGAATACAAGGTCATAGCAGCTATGAAAAGAATAAAAATAAAGGGGGATTTTAGAACTAATTTCTCACTTGGAGGAGATACAGAAAAAGTAAAGCTGAGCGAGAACATAGAAAAAATAGCTATTGAATCTGCAAAAGCTACTGGATGTTTATGGTGCGGGGTTGATATAATAGTCGAAAAAACAAGAGACGGAGACGGAGAAGAAAAACCTTATGTTTTAGAAGTTAATGCTTCCCCTGGAACAACTGGAATAGAAAAAACAACAGATATACCAGTAACCGACATGGTTGTAGATTTCTTATTAGACAAGAAAAACTGGGTTAAGCCTAAAAAAATCACTGGATTTAGAGAAATGATTACTATTTCAGGTATAGGCACTTTTGTAGGTAAACTTGATACAGGAAACGGAGCTACTTCTTGTAGCTTACACGCTGATAGCATAGAAGAAGTCGACGGAAGTGTTCATTGGAAACTAGGAAATCAAGAATTTACTAATAAAATAGTAGGTCAATCTAAAGCAGAGGTTGGTGAAAAAATACACAAAAGAGCAGTTGTTAATCTTGACGTAGACTTCAATGGAATTGTTTACAAGAAAGTTAAATTTTCTTTAGTTGATAGAACAGAAAAAAGTACCCCTCTTTTGTTAAATAGGGACTTCCTTAGTGCTGCTGGTTTAGTGGTAGATCCTTCAGAAGACTTCGTACTTACTGATAGACCCGAGGGATATTCACCTAAGGATGCTAAAGGCGATCCTATCGCAGGTGTTAATATAGTTAAATCAAACGGAAACTCCTAAGAAAAGATTAATGATTTCTTTTCTATAAGCTATCTGATCCTCTACAATCTTATTATTTTTCAATGGCAGTTTGCTTCTTTCTATAACTGAATCTGGAACTAATCCTTTGAATGTGTCTTTTAGAATTTTTTTATGCTTTCTTTCCTCGAAAGGAAGATTTATTGCGAATCTAACTATATCGTGATTTAAGAAAGGACTTCTTAATTCTAATGTGTGTGCCATAGATAATTTATCCAATCTTGGTAAATGATAGTATGTCAACTCATGAAAAATATCGGACTGCTGTGAGTCATACTCATTGATTCTTCGATATCCCCCGAATAATTCATCCGCACCATCTCCAGAAATGACTATCCTAGTGTTTGAGTTTTTCTTAATGGCGTCAAATAAATGATACTGTGGAACTACACTTCCCATGTCTACTGGGGATTCGTTCCATTTTTTATAGATCTCTATAAGTCCCATTTTACCTTCTTCACTTTCAAGATCTATGTTGTAGTCTAATCTTTTTGACTCTACTCCCCAATAGTACTCACATGCTTTAACGTAGTCTTCATCTTCTCCGTTAGATATAGAGTAAAAGCTTACATCAGATCCTAGTTTAAGCAAAAGTCCTGCTATTATTGATGAATCTAATCCACCGGATAAAAGAAGTGATGTTGGATAATTTTTAGACAACAATCTGTTTTCTACTGATTTTTCCATTTTTTCAAAGAGCCATTCACATCGGTCGTCATATGTTTGTAAGCCAGCTTCAAAAAAGTGAAAATTATAATAAGGATCAGAAATCTCTACAATTGAGGGGTAATCCAAGCTCCATTTATAGAATCTGTTAGGTTCTAATTTTTTAATATTAGAAAAAGGTGTTTGTTCAGTGGGAAGATATCCATATTTAGTTATCCCTGAAAAAAATGAATAGTCTAGCTCCATTTTTTCGTCAGGCTCATAAAGTCCTTTTATTTCTGAACAGATTTCTCCTTTGTCATTTCTATATAAACATTTTTTACCTAGGGGATCAGTAAATGCGTAAAGCTCTCTCTTTTTAGTATCAACTAAAACTATAGCCCAAAATCCATCCCAAGAAATCACATGTGGGTCATATAGGGATTTTAAAATCCCCAGACCTCCAAACTGAAATGTAGAGAAAAGGGATTGGAGATATGCTGTATCTGATTCATAATCTCCATAATTAAAAATCTCTCCGTTAAAAAGAAGCCATCTATCTTCGCCTATTTGTATAGGCTGTGACCAAGAATCACCATCTATTGTTTGAATAGGTAATCTGTGATGTACAAGACATAACTCATCTTTGTAAATTGTATTATGTTCGATTCCCCTATGCGCTATAGATAGAATTCTTTCCTCGCTGGGTCTTTTTGCTACTAATATTCCACACATATTTTAAATATTTCTAATTTCTTGTTTAAAGCGTACTACGGACTCTAAATCGAATTTATTATCAAAGACCTTCACATTAACACCAAGTCCTCTTAAAACTAAAGAAAACCTATCAAAAAGGGATCTTTCCTCCTCGCCTCTTTTATCATCTTGATCCCAAATATCCTTAGTTCTTTTTTCTTGCCATTCTCCTCTAACTAATACTATAGACACATTCTTAAAAAGACCCCTTCTACTAAAATTTACTAAATCTGCTTCTGCTTGTTTTATAGTGACTCTTCCTTGGAAAACACCCCATACTGAATTAGTAAGTATTCCTCGATCTACTAGCATTTTAGGTAAAAATCCGCTATTATTTAATTCGTGCAACATGACTTCTTTACCTAATCCAAACCAATGTATTTGTTCTGATTGTTTACCAAAATCCCATGCAGTAAAGTTTGAATTAAAATCAAATTTAAAAACGGGAAGTTCTTTTTGATTTTCTATTAGATATGATTTTCCAGATTTTCTGGGGCCTTCTACAATAATAAGGGGCATAACCTTTGTTTATGATTATACCCCTAAATTAATTAAAAATTTCGATTATTTTACATCTACCGTGTCAGATCTCACCCAACCAGATTCGAATTTTTTACCATACGGGTGACCTGAAACTCCTCCACCTACGGATGTAATAGAAGAAGGGAATTGTACTTTATACCAGGTCCAATCACCTATTTTAGAACTTTTAGTTAGTGTGCTAGACAAAAGTATTCCAATAGGTTTACTCTTATCTTTGTGCGTGTATATTAAATTGTTTACTGATCCTGTATTAGCTTCAGCGCTGCTTCTCACATTAACTTCATTATTAGAAGGTTTCATATAAACCTTTTTACCTTGTGAGGTTGAAACCTCACTAGGAGCTAATTTATTTCCTACTTTACATGTCGTGACCCATTTAGTAAGATCGAATGTTTTTCCGTTGTCAAATTTTACATTATTTGTTTTAGGATCATATGTTCCCAGGAATTTTGATCCGGAGCTAGTGACATAATCAACCCTATAATTAATATATACATGTCCATACTCTTTTCCAGCGTAGAACAGAATGACAGGGTTTTTAGTGTCTGTAGTAAATTCTAATTTTGTTTTACCTCCGGCTGCTTTAATTTTATCATTAAGTGCGGATAATTGTTTATTATCCATTATATTGATTTTAGGAGCATCCGACTTAGGTTTATAATCCTTACCATATTCAGCATATGCTTTTCTAATATATGAATTATCCTTGGCACCAGAAGCATCCAGGTTATTCTTTTTTGCCCAGTCTGGGTAGGTTTTATTAACCCATTCTCTAAACTTGTTACCCTCCTCGTCTGTTTTAAAAGGTGTAGCAGGGTATGCAGGTATATTCGCCTCGGCTTGTTTTTTTCCACTTTGAGAAGAGGGAGAAGACGATGATGAAGACGATGATGAAGATTTTTTACCAGACCCGGAAGATCCAGAAGATCCAGAAGAAAGTACTGATCCCGCTGCTTCTTCGTCAAAATCCTCATTGATTCTGTTTTTCATAAAAGATTCGAAAGAAACTATTTTATTTGTATTGTGCGATAATCCCTCTTTTATTCCTCTTAATATCTCTAAAAATTTAGGAGTAATACTCCCTGTTTTATCTGAAGCTAAATCCTTATGATCCTTTGCTAATCCTGCTTTTATTGCTTTAATAACCTTAGCGGTGTTTTCTCTTAATGTGGCACTAACTTCTGGCCAGTTCTTATAAACCACCCCCCAATCATAGCTACTGGAAACTGACTTATATTTTTTAAATTTATTGTAGATTAATTTTTTAACCTCCATTACGATCTCACCATCTTTTCCTTTGTAGACAAAAGGCTTAGGTTTTTCTACTAAGGTTGCTCCTAAATCTCCTCCAGCTTCTAATTGTTCTCCTCCTCCTCCTTGTTGATCCTGTTTAACCTCGGTCTTTTTAGGTACAAATTGTGAAAAACTAGCAGTAAATTCATCCTGAGCTTGTTTAAAGAATCCCTTAGCTACGTTTAATGATTTTTCTATCTTTTGATTTGCTGCGAGAATAGGTTGTTCCTGTTGTTCTTTTCTTTGTGCATCTGCCCATTGGGTTTTTAGCTCCTCGTATTCCTTCTCATATTTTGTGTATTCGTCCTGGTAAAATTTTATATCTGCAGCATTTGCATCTAACTCCAATCTAGAACCCTCTGACTGAGCCATTTTTTCTGCACTTCTTTTTATGTTTAGAACTAAAGAAAGAAGAGTGTCTGCTGCTCTAAGAGATGCGTCGCCATACTTAGCTCCCGCAAATTTATTTTTTATGGTGTTAGAAACATCTATTCTTGTTGCTAATATCTGACCCTGTAATAGCTCTATTGCTTTTATGAATGATCTTACTACAAATTTGTCGCCATCTAGGAATTTATCTTCGAGTCTTGCTTCTCTTCGATCTGATCTTTTCTGTGATCTACCAGTAGAGGTTCTATCACCTCTAAGTCCTGTTTTTTCTCCCGTTGATCCTGCAGCATCTTCCATCATCATATTGGAAGATTTCATGCTTTCTAAAAGGCTTAGGAATTTATTACTGAAGTTTCTCATTTTTTTATTTTTTATTATTTCATCGTAGACGAAGTCAATATCTGTGATAAAGATTCCGAACTAAATTTAACAAAGGATTTAACCGCATTCTTAACAGCATCCGAAGTGTATTCTGTTGCATACTGTTTAGTGTATTCAGGAACGGTAACGTTCTTTAGTTCGTCTTTACCTTGTTCTATTTTATTGTAAATCTGTTGCAATTTTTCAAAATTTTCCAGATTTCTAATAGCTTGGTTACCAGATACTTTTCCTGCAAGCTCCTCCATCTTAGCTATCATCGAATCAAAGAAATTTTTAAAATCAATGCTCGGTTGCTCATTTTCTTTTTTTAGAAATGTTTCTAGCTCTGTTAGTACAGTTTTTTTAGTAGCTGAGTCCGGAATAGTGTTAACAAAATACACATATTGTGTATAGCATGTTTCTATTATTCTTCTAGCATATTCTATAGCATATTTCATTTTGTCTGCAGTAGATTGCTCTGATATTGTCTCGTATCTTCTAGCTGAATCTGTAAGTGATTCAAAAAGAGGGTTATATTCTAATCTTCTATTATTCATTTTTAGATTTTTTATTATATATCTTATTTTTGGATAGATTCTATCTTTTTATATGCAACTGCTTTTTTTTGAAATTCAGCTACTTTCTTTTGCATCTCTATTGCTTGCTGGTTCAGTGATTCGCTCTTTGATAGTGTCCCATCCTTTTCTCTTTTTTGTAGATTAGCAATGGCAAGATCAACTTCAGATATTCTTTTGTCTATATCCATTATTTGTTTTTCAGCATCTGTTTTAGCCTGTAGCTCTTTTGTTTTTTGCTGTGTGCTTTCTTGTTCAAAAACAAATTCTTTAAGTTTAAGCAGTCTGTGTTGCATATCTTCTATTTTTCATTTCTCTTTCAAGAGTGTTTACTCTCGATCGAAGCTTGTCTATATTTTTTCTTAAATGATATTTAACATTCATCTCCTCTTTTTCTAGTGAAGGAATAATCCAATCATGACCTTGTTTTTCAGCATTTTTCTTGTCTCTTCTTATTCTTTCTATCGAGGTTGAATATTTGTCCTCAAGATCGAAAAAGAAATCCCTAATTTGTGAATAATACTTGTTCAAATTGGTTTCATCCAAAGATCTAGTAAAAGATGATGCTTCTTTTGAGGGCATATTAAGAAATGTTAATACATCATCAGACATCTTTGCTGGTATTTCAATGGAAGGCATATAATTTTCTCTTTCCTTATAATCATCATAAAAAGAAGCTTTCCTATTAGCGTCTTTAACCAGAGAATCAAATTCAGCATTTATTTGATTTAAAAACCCAGAATCCGATATTCCCCCCAAGTTTTTAAGAAGTTTTTCCTTGGTTTCAACCTCTATCTTAGCCATCTCTGAGGCAAAAAATGCCTCTAGTCTAGGATCATCTTCCATTATGCTTCTAGCCTCTTTAGCTAAAGAGTTTATTTCTTGTCCCTTTAAAGCAGCATATGTTCTAGATTGTCTTCTTAAGTTAGTTAATGCAAATCTATACTCAGGAGTATTATCTTTAGTTAATCCTTGTATTTCTTTTTCTATAGAGATTGTGTTGCTAACCTCTTCGTGTCTTGCATCTCTTATTTTTTTAAGAATATTTTCAACCTTTCCTTTTTTAGAGGTAAAAAAGTTTTTAACACCGCCTAATAAAGAAGAAAGAATTCCTTCATCTATTCTATCGAATTCATTTATGCTTTTTATGTTTCTAGAGATCATTTTTTTCTCGACGTTATTTTTTTGGCTGCATCCTCTGCCTCTTCTGCAGTAATCTTTTCCTCTTTGGTTTTTACAAGATCTTTTATCTTAGCTGTCAGCTCATTAGACATTCTTACTAGTTCATCTCTTACATCTTTTCCTAAATTACCATGAGGATTTTCTCTAGTGATGGTCTTATTATCGTCTGTTATAACATCAACTATCTCGTGTTGTAAATCCCCTAGCTTTCTTATCTTGGTGTAATGGATATCTCCAGGAAAAGAAGAAATCTCCTCTATTCTTTTCTTAAATTTAGATGGTAAGGAAGACGGATCATCACTATCATGAGGATTATTTTCAGTAGACGTTTGTTGTCTTCTTAATTTTTCTTCCTGTGCTTTTGCTTTTCTTTCTGCTTCAGCTCTTTCTTTGTCTAAGTCAGAAACACTAACATTAAAGAAATTTTCTAATTCTTGCGACCTAGAAGCACTTCTTGCTGTGATTGACTTTATTTTTTCGTATCGATCGTTTCTTGTTTCTAAAACATCGTTAGCTCTTTGTGCATTGAAATATGTTTTCTTTCTTGCACTATCTTTTGTTAAATCTCTAACCTTTTCCTCTAGAGCATTGAATATTTCATTGTGGGTTTTCGTTAACTCTTTTAATCTTAAATTTAAAGCATTTCTTGATTGCTGCAGTTCTCTACTAAGTGTTTGGTAGTTGGGATTATTTTTATCCTTGTCTAAGGCCTTTTGATCTTCTAATAATCTATAAAACTCATCCCATATCTGATACTCTTCTCTATTGAACTTAAGCTCCTGTTCCTTCATCTGAGTGAGCACTGTTTTTAATTTACTAATGTCCCCTCCGAAAGCACTGCTTAAGAAGTTCATTATATTATCTCCTAATCCTTCGTTTAACTCGGTTAGATGTGATATTATCTCTCCTTCTGATAAATCATCAAAGAGAGGTGATTTTTTAAGAATATAAGCAGTTTTATTTACGTCTCTATTATTATCTAACAGGGTTTGTTTTGCTTTTTGGAATTGGCTTGCATTTTCAAACAACATAGTTTACCTTTTATTCTATATATCCAAAAAACCATTAAAAACAAAAAAAGGGTCTTCCGAAGAAGACCCTTTTGAGTATGTACTTATACTATTACTGATTAGATAATAGCAGTAGCAGTTCCAGTGTTAACGTGGAAGCAGAAATACATTGTTTCTGGGTGGTGACCAGCCTCAACTAAAGAGTAACGGGATTTAACCGCGATTTTAGGAGACATAGTACCCTCAGAGATAGTCTGAATTGACTCAGCCATCATGTAAGGCATGAATTTCATACCTGGCTCATCATCAGCACCTTTTCTACCAACTAATACTCTAGTGTCACCGAATGACATGTTTTGATCAACATATACTGTCATACCAGCAAGCGAACCTACGGGGTATAAAGTACCGTTGTTTTGAGTAAGTGTGTTAGTAAACGGAGCGAATGTGAACTGACTGATGTCTTGTAAAGCAGACGCGATTTGAGAGTTAGTAACGATGAAGTTAGCAGGACCTCTACGACCTCTGTTAGCAACTACGTTAGCAGCAGCTAAGATGCGGCTGTAAAGTCTTCTTTGAACTGTTGATAAGTTCTCGAAAGTACCTGAAGCAGGACCAGCAACTGCACCTGGTTTAGAACCGCCTGTGATAGCAGTACCTTGTTTACCGATGTAGTTAGGAACTGTATAAGTAGCAGCACCACCAATTACTAAGTTAAGGTTAAGGTTTGTGTTTTCAGTGATTAAGAACTGAGAGTGGTTAGACCATCCAAGAGCATATGCTCTAGATAAGATGTGCTTGTTAATAGCTTGAGAAACCTCGTTAACAAGTGCGTTCTCGATCATAGAAACTACGTCGATACCGAACTGCTTGTTAAGGTCTTGGATTTGCTCAGTAGTAACAGAAGCAGCAACTTGGAAAGTACCAGCTTCTACGAACTTAGTGAAAGTAGAAAGACCTAATGACTTGTAATAAGTGGTCTCACCTACTCCTCTTAACATAGGATCGTAGTTTTTAGTACCGTCTACGTATGGACCTTGCCAATCGTTAGTGTTGTCAGGACCAGCTCCAGAGAAACCTTGGATGTGATCTTCTAACGTTTTAACTAATACAGCTGAACCAGCAGTAGTAGCTGCTAAAGATCCAATAATTACTTGAGAACTAGTAGGAGTACCAGTTACCGCATAGATATCAGCAGTACCAGCAGCAGGACAAACATCAGAGATAGATTTTCCGCTACCAATAATAGTGATTTCAAAGATAGGGAAACCATCAATACGTGAGTTACCGATAAATTTACCAACTGCTAAAGCATCACCGTTTGATGGGTCATCAGTACCTGAAAGACCAACACCAATAGCATAATTATTACCTACTGTAAGACCAGTTGCTGGAGAAGCAATAGCCGTAGGGATTTTAATCATATCCGGTGTGTTAGCTACGAAGTTAGTAGAAGAATCTGTAGATGTACCAGATAATGTACCACCTGCGTATACATAGTCTAGGTAAGATAATACCCCAGTAGGACCAGCCATAGGAATAACAGGAACGATGTCAAAACCAACGGTTTTAGCAGCTACCTGAATAGCCAATGGAAGTAATGATGGGAATTTATCACCAGAACCAACATATGGACGACCAGCGTCATAAGTGTTGTTGTAGTAGAAACCAGCAGGACCCGCACCAGCTGCACCACCTTGGTAGTTACCAGCAGGAAGTACGTTACCCATACCGTTTAATACGCCTAGAGAGTTATAAGCTCCAGCAGACTCGTTTAATGAGTGGAAGTGGCAATATTTAGATAACCACTCTACCTTTGAACGATCCGTCATACCGGTCTTACTCTCGATAATTGGAGACCATGTTTCATAGATCTCGTTTTCGTTTAAGAGTTGCATTTTGTTAGATTATTTTTTAAATCTTTTTTCTAACTCTGCTGCTATATTCTGCATGTAAGAGTTGCTTACACCCATGTTAGCATTAGGGTTAGTGTTTTGAGATTCGTTTAAGAATTCAGTAGATGCTGGTTTTGCAGAATTAAGTCCTCTAGTTTTCCAGAAGTGATTGATCTGATAAGCAGTGTCTAATTTATAGAATTTACTTTGAGCAATAATAGATGCTCTCTGTGATTCATTTAGACCTTCCCATGCAGGAACCAATTCACCCGGTATCATATCGAGGAATTTTTCTCCAGACTCAACTTGTTCAGTTAAAGCGGATCCCATAATTTGAACTACATCCGTACCCGAATTATAGTTCTGCTCGTTAAGAGCTTTAACGACCTTTTGTTTTTCGGCCTCGTTCAGAGATAAAAATCCTTTCTTAGTTCTGTCATCGACAAGCTTTAAGAAGGAGTATTTATTTTCGTTTATAATCTGATCTGTTTTTGCTGTGCTAACAGATTCGATAAGTTTATCAACTTTGGAAGAAAGATCTGTATAATCTCCAGAGAATCCAGAAGTTCTTCTTCCTTCATTAATAGATTCGTTTACGTTTTGAGAAAGATTTTTTCTTGTTGTTTTTCCTCCTCTATTAATAGACTCTGCTAAATATTCAGTGTAATCAATTCCAGATTTAACTTTTTCAGCGATATAATCTGAATAGTTAATGTTTCCGTTTAATTTCTCTCCTAAGTAATCAGAGTAAGTAATGTTTTGATCTAATTTTTCTCCTAAGTAGTCAGAGTAAGTGATACTCTTATCTAGGTTCTCAGCTAAATAATCCGAATAAGAAATGTTCTTATCAAGGTTTTCTGCTAAGTACTCAGAGTAAGAAATATTTTTATCCAAATTCTCTGCAAGATACTCAGAGTAAGAAATGTTCTTATCAAGGTTTTCTGCTAAGTATTCGGAGTAAGAAATGTTCTTATCAAGGTTTTCTGCTAAGTACTCAGAGTAAGAAATATTTTTATCCAAATTCTCAGCAAGATACTTGCTATAAGCAATATTGTTATCAAGATTTTCTGCGATGTATTCAGAATATGAAATATTTCCATCAACGTGCTCAGCTAAGTATTTAGCATAAGAAATAGCCTTATCTAAATTTTCGGCTAAATATTTATTATAAGAAATAGATCCTTCTAAATTTTCAGCTAAGTAATCTCCATATTTAATAGCAGATTCTAAATTCTCAGCAAGATACTCAGAATATTTTTCTAATCTTTGAATTCTTTCTTCCAACCCTGAATCTGTGTTATTAGATGATAATCTAGAAGATGATCCTTTAGAAACAGATCTTAATTCATTTTTCAATGAATCCATTTCTTTTTTAAGGATTAACGAGTATTCGTTTAGTTCTTCTGCAGTGACAAAGTTATTGTCCATGTTTCTTGAATTATTTGTGTTTTCTTTTAAAAGTCTAGAGATTTTCTCTGTATCTTTTATTCTATATATCTGTGTGTTAGAATTTTTTCTAAGTCCAAAACTTTCATTTATGTTGGTTAATGAAGAAATAATTGAATCTTTAATAGATTCTGAAGGTAAATGTGATCCTAAACTTTCATAAACCCTTTCTAATTGAGCATTTTCAAATCCTGGATCAGCAACTAAGTCATATGTAAATATTTTCTTAATCTCTACTTTTTTATTCTCCTTAACGTTACCAGCTGCTCTAGAAGATATAGAAATAGGAATACCCGCATCGATTAAACTTTTAGCAATTTTACCTGCTGGTGTATCTAGAAGTTTAACTTTGATTTTTACATTTCTGTTTCCTTTATCATAGGAAAGATCTGTAATAACGTGTGATATGTTCTTAAGAGAAACATCAAACTCCTTAGGGTGATCTAACTCACCAACTAAACGATTCTGATCTATTTTCTTTTTAAGATAATCCATATGAGGCAAATATTCATTTTCCTCATAAATTCTGTGATTAGAGTTTTCAACTCCAAAAACAGCAGCTATACCTTCAAGAAAATATTCACCCCCTTGCTTTTTAGTGCTAAGGTTGTGAGAGGATTTCTCTAATATCAGTACGTAATCTAGGTTATTTTCCATTTTTGTTTTTTTATATATCTAACTATTCTTCGGATTTTTCTTCCCCTTTTTCTGCAGAAGCTCCAATTTCTGCTACTACACCGTCGGTGATTTCTTCCATTAGATCCCCAAGTAATTCTAGATCTTCTTCTTTTATATTCTTAAGATTCTCCATTAATTTAGGTTCGTTAGAATTTAATTTACCAGTTGCAGCTACACAAGCGTCTTTAGCATCTTCAAATTCAATTGGCATACCGTTCGTAGGATTTTTAGTTTTGAAAGATTTAGGGAATCCTGGGATAGTGTCCATATCGGTAACAAAATCTTTTACGAATCCGCCAAGTCCTCCTGAAGTAATAGAAGCTATATCTCCTTCTAGACTTCCTCCTCCAAAAGAAGAGTATTGTCTCTTAACCAAACTCCAAACTGAAACTGCTTTACCATCCCCAGTATCTGTAAACGTACCTCTACAAAGAATAAGTGATGAGAATATAGCTAGTAAGTCTTGAGAAGATACTGTTCCACCTAAGCTGTTATATAAACCCCTAGCCATAGCTCTTACTGCTATTTCTTCGATGTATCCATTGTAAACTAGGATCGTAACCATCTTCCTGTCGCTTCCTGCCCAGTTTGCTATCGAAGCTCCACCTATTGCTCCAGTTGTTAATACAGCTGCTCCAGCTGTTGTTGTTGCTAATCCTCCTACTGCTGCTCCTGCCCCGGCAAGACCAGATGCTCCTAGAGAAGAAGCTCCTATTAAAGTACCTCCTATAGGAACTGCAATACCAGCTGCTCCCGCAGTAGCAACTACAGCAACAGTTATAAGTCCTGCTACTACAGCTCCTTTTGCAGCGTCTGACCACCATTCTCCCCAACTTTCGTCATAAAGAACAGTATAAGCTCCGTCCTGTACTGGTTTTAATCCTTTCCATTTAGGTCCAGTTTCTCCAGTAGGTCCAGTTTCTCCAGTAGGTCCTGTAGGTGATGGTCCTGTACCAGAAACGCAATCTAAAACTTTACCTTGTTCTAGAGATTTTTTAACGCAGTTGTCTACGATTTTCTTTTTTGCTGGGGCAGGAGCAGCTGTTGCTCCTGTTGCTCCTGTTGCTCCCGGTGCAGGATCTGCTTTAGCTTTAAGCCTGTCGAATACGCTTTGCTCATCTATTTTTTTAAATGAATAAGATTCTTCTATTACTGAATAAAAATCTTCGAATGATAAAATTGATGAGCCTTTTATTTCTTCTCTTTCTTGGATCTTCTGATCGATATCCATTTCTTCAAAATCATCAATATAGTAAGTATTATAATTTCCTTCTATGATTATTGAAGTAACGTCTACATCAGCATCAGTTAGAGCCATTATTCCATCGTACATAGGTTCACTAAGTTCAGAAGTTAGTGCCTGTCCGCTTTGCCCAGATAAATAACCCCAAACAATATTAGTTACTGCTGCTGTTCCTTTTCCATATACTTTATCCTGTCCTCCGAATTTTTCTAAATATGTTTTAGCCGAAGGAATAAGATCCATTAGTTTTTTCTGTAGTTCTCCTACCTGTGTACATTTCTTATTTAATGGTATAGGGAAAGTACACTCCTTAACTGGAACTGGTGTAGGCTTAGGCTTAGGCTTAGGAGAAGGATCTTTAACAACATCTACGCACTTACCTAATGCTTTGTCATAAATCTGACCTGGTCCACACACGGGGTCAGCAGCAACTTCTTGCTGAGGTATTTTTAATAGAGAAGACTTAAGTCTTTCGTACTCCTTCTTCTGTCTAATAATTTCGTTTATAAGATCGTCCTGTTTTCTTTTATATTCTTTTGCTTTAAATTCACCAGTAGGAGTAACAATTTTACCTCCTAAAGCACCACCTCTATCAATCATTTGTAGATCCTGCGCTTTTTTGTATAATGAATCTGCTATTTCCTTGTATCTTCTTACATCAGCGTTATCTTTTAAAGTTGGTACATACTTATCTCTATCAACCATACCAACAAATGAATTAGCAGCATCTAAAGACTCCTTAGATTTATTAAAAGCTTGCCCTCTAAATTCTGCATCTGTTGTATCCGTTTCGTCTCCGGTTTTTCTTTTTTCAGTTAAACCTTCTTTAACAACCATTCCCTTCTTAACAACTTCTCCGAAAAGCTTAGGGTTAGTTTTTCTCATTTGGTTTTCTCTGTCTTTAAGATCATTAGTAAAGTTTTCTAAGATCTTAGCGATAGTGTCATTTTTTAAGCTCTTAAAAATTTTAGGGTCTCCTAAAACAGCTTCGATTTCTCCACCAAGCAAACCATTAACTAGTTTTATATTAGATTCATAAGCAACTTTTTGTGAGGGGTCTAAAACCGAAAGCGATTCTAAAAAAGAAAGAACATATTGTCTGAAAGACCCAAAGTTATCAGAGCCTAATATCTTATTCTTTATAGACTCGAACCCTCTTACAGTTTTAGCGTCTTCCATTTTAGATGAAAGTAACAAACTAAACATTGTGTTTAATGTTGTAACAACAGCAGTAATAGTATCTATTGCTTTTTCTTTTCTAGTGCTTCTGTCTTCCTCATTAAGGGAATTTCTCATACTTTCGAAAATGGGATTAAATCCTCCGTAGATGTCTTTTTTCATGTTATTATTCATTGTATATATTTGAATATGCTTTAGAGATTAACTCTATTATCTTTTCTATATATCCTTCGTTTCTTAATTTTTTAAATGCTAAATTTTCAACCGAAAATTCCCCTTCTCTCTCCAGTCCTTCTTTTCGCATTTTCATTATTTTTTTCTTTATTTCTAAAGCGTGATTATAGAGTTCAATTTCAGTAACGGTTGAAAAATCTGATGCCGCCATTAAATTTTCCATTTTTAATATATCAGAAACTATACCTTGGAATTTTAGATCTACGTCTTTGTAATCTATTTCTGGTGGACTGTACTTGGGTACTCTAATCCACTCGTTTTTCAATAATGAATATAATCCTGAAGCAGTGTGGGGCTCGTTAATATCTTGGACATATAATTCCACATCAAATCCTCTTATTTTTATTTTGTGTCTAAGATTCCATATAAATCTTACACCATCTATTGCTTTTTTAACAAGAGGGAAATTTTCGTCTATTTCAGTAAAATCTATTAAGACGTGTACATCTAAATCCGATTTATCGGTCCAGTTGTAATTAGCTAAAGATCCTGTTAATTGGATGTCTTTTATTTCTGGTTCGAATCCTAATGATGTGTAAAAATCTTCGGCTAACTCTAGGAGTTTCTTTCTTAATTTAGGATCAAACTGATAGTTTTCAGCGCCGGCATTTTCTGGGAGATCTTCGCTGATTTTTTCCCAGAATAGAGGATTTAGTTCTTTTTTATAAAAATCGTCCCTTTCCTCCTTTTCTAAAACCCAAGAATAAAAATTTAAAATATTTTTCAAATCAGGATATCACTTTAACGTATATATCCCAATCTTCTATATTAAGATGTTATTTTCTTAAAACAATTCATTGTACAAACAACATCCTGCTCACAGTATTCTTTAATCTCTTCAACTCTACCGTCCCAATAGTATTCATGTACTTGAGACCCTTCCATATTGTCTTTAGAAGTTGGCACCCCTAAAACATGTGAAATTAAATCAAGAGATGAAAATGTTTGCCCCCACGCACCGAATGAAAATATCTCTGCAAGATCCATAAAAGATGTTTCCCATGGCTTTTTGTTCCATGTTTGAATTATTGGATCTGGAGTTAAGTTGTTTATTAGCATTCTTTTACCCAAATATGGAACATCGAAGTTTTTTATGTTCTGTCCTGCTAGTTTATATGATTTGGATCTTGAGTTTGCTAGTACTTTATTTGTTTTCTCTAAGATGTCTTTTTCGTCATCTCCGTAAAAGCTAGTTAATCTTTCCAATCCTTCCGGTGTAAACACTCCGAAGGTAACACAAACAATCCTACCAAATTCAGGATGTAAGGATGAACGATTTATCCAAAGATCGCTCGGATCTGTTGATTCTCCTGGATCTACTTGTTTCTGTAGCCATTTACATCGCTTAACCCATAATTCAGCTAAGTGTGGATCATTTGATTTTAGCTCCTCTAATGTTGGATATAATCCGGATGTCTCAATGTCGAAAAAAATCGAACCTTCTAATGTTCCTTTGTGTAACATGATATATAGTTTATATGGAAAAATACGGTTATAAAAATATAAGCTCTAGAAATGAGTTTGAAAAGGCTACCAAAAGAGATGGTAGAGTTGATCACGGTCCTGTAGAAGGAGACGAGCTTACAACTTATGACTTTGTTGATCTTAAGAAAAAAGGAGACTGGGGAATGCCAGGACAAACAAGATATTACGTTAAGACTATCGACGATCTTATAAAAGCTAATGATAAGATGAGTAAGGCTATTACTAATCAAAGAAAGCCTAAAGGATACGTTGCCTGGTAATATATTTACTGAACCCATTTTTTATCAATCCAAAAAGTTCTTCCGTTTGAGTCTTTAAAAGGCATACACGTTTCTATGTTTCCATAAAAACGCATCCAAGATTTAAAATCTAAATCTTCTTGATTTATTTTTTCATTATTATACCAATCCTTTAATCTTCCTCCTCCCAATATGTAAGCTTCTTGTGGTATACGTTTACATAAATCAACTACTTCCGGATTCTTAGTAATAAATTCTTTTCCGCTTACTGTGGGATCTGAATCTATCCTACCAAGTATTTCTGCTCTTAAATAATTTCCTATTCCGTTAAAGTATTCCTGATTCATTAATACTTCATAGATAGGCTTTTGAAAGCATTTTCTATCTAGGGATTCGTGTAAATTTTTTCTAAATTCCACAAATTCATTTACCGGGCAAGGACCTCTTTCTGTGTTCCATTGAGTTCCCACTTTCCATCTAGCAAATCTCCTTAGATCATACATATAAAGGTATTCTCCTTCTCTTGTACGAAATTTTAAATGAGTGTGCTTTGGTTCTTGTTGAGAATTTCCAAATTTAAAATTACCGGACATACCCATCATAAAAAATAAAGAAATCTTGTTTTCCTTATTTTTAAAATCCATTCTTAATTCTTTTCCTCTGGCTTCGCTGAAAATATTACACCCTGATGAAATTATTTCGTGAATAGGGGAAAGATCCGTTTTTGACTTGTGAGCTGGATTTTTTTCTAAGAGAAAAAATTCTTTATCCCCACATTTATTATTAATGTGGTCACTCATTATTTTTATTTCTGCTAGTTCTGGCATATAGCAAATGTAAGAATTTTCTAGTTAGGTTCTGGTAAATTGTTATCAAAAGCCACATCTATAATTAAATTGTACGGATTAAGATCGTTTACCGTTATAGTTTCTTCTTTGCTAGAAGGACAATAAAACATTATAGGATTCGATCTTTCAGCCCAAGTTGAAGCAGCTAAAAAAAGACTTTCCTTATATGTTAAACCCCCTTGATTAGTTCTATGAGATCCTGTTCTAAATATGATAGGTATTTTTTTCTCTACATAAGTAACAGACAATAAGTCCTTAACAGAAAAAAGACTAGGCTTATCATCATTGATTAGTGCTATTTGTTTCTGTATTCTCCAAGGAAGAGTATCAAAGAATTTACAAAAATCCCCCATACTTTTTCTTCTGTTTCCATTAGCTCCTCCAATGTGACATATTAGTGGTATATCAAATCTTCCCGCGTCTATCTCTTCTATAAACCTGCCGATCTTAATAATTTCGTTCTTAGCTTTTTTTCTTGAATCAGGATCGGTCGATACTACATGATACTTACTCTTTATATAAAAAGCGATTCTTATATTAAGATCGTCTAGATAATAAAAAAATCTCTCCTTCTCCGGTTCAGTAACTTCAGTGGAAAATTCTATATCCTTCTCAGAAAGCTCTACTATAAATAACTTATATCCTAAGCTTAAGTAACTTTTTATTCTGTCACATATAATTCTAGCAAGTGATGATCCCTTGTAATTCCCCTCAGGAATCCTTATAATGAATCCATTTCTTATTGTGTCCATATATTTTTTATTGAAAAAAAGAAATAAGTTTCTTAAAGAGAATCAAACTGATCTAGATCCATTTTTGGCCAGGAAGACAATAAACTTATAGGGGAAAGATTTGCAACTTTTACTCCCTTAGCTTCTAAAAGATTCCTTAGAACAAGATATTCCTGATCAATATTTTTAACGTGCTTAGATAGTTTGTGTGATCCTGTATTTGCAAAGAAATGATCTTGTGTAAAATCTACTCCTACCATTCCTATCTTTTTAGCTCCTAATTGGTATGCTATTATGATTGCCATGTAAGGTGAATTCATTGTGTAATCTACAGCTGTTAGATTATCTAAATTCGGGGTGTTCCTAGATCCTATTTTTATTCTAGATAGATGGCTAGCTCTATTTATAGGTCCGGGATTATCAAGGTGTGTAAATATGACAGGACTTAAAGAATCCCTTACATATTCCCATCTTCCTCTCATAAAAGTTCTATGGTCGTTTACTACCACTAAAAAATCTGGAGTTAATATTCTCTCTATATCATTAACCCCTATTACATAATATTTACTAAAGTCCTTATAGATATTAATAGATGAACCACATCCTGCTACAATAAATGTCTCCCCGTTAAATTTATTTATGTAATTAGGATAGAGTGAATTTCCTAGATAGGATGATTTTATAGATGTCTTTATCCTTTCCGATTTATTATGGATAATTTCTTTTTTTTCTACACTTGGGGTAGTCATATGATTTGGCGGAGGAGCCGGCGGCTTTATACCATTAACAAATCTTTCCCTTGTTACTCTTAAAAGATTTCTCTTTCTCTCTATGGACATTACAAAAATCGGTTTATGATTTCTCTTGCTTTTTCTATATTTTCGTCTTTGGATTCTCCGTATGACTTATTACAAATCGAAGGGAAATGCTGTATAACATGTTTTTTTGGTTCCATTTCGTTTTTTAATTCTAAAAATAAAATGGAAAGTAGAGTTTTTAAATCTAGGGTTTCTTCTGAAAGTTCAGGATGATAACAGAAATAACAGAATGCCTCTGCTGCTTTTAAAATGTCCTTAAATGCACTATTGGTGGATGACCTAGAAAAATGTATAGTATTTTTTTCTGGAGCTGGTATAAAACAATTAAACACAAGATCCTCCTCCGGTAAATTGTCGGAGAATTGAATTTTCCAGCCAGTTCCCATCGGTCCTTCTACTGGATCACCTTCAACATCCAAATATGGATGATCTAGGGCTTTATTTTCTAAAGATCCCCAAATAATGTTTCCCCCGTTATATTTAAGATTTTGTGCGTTTTTTTCCCTGGAATCTATTCCCATTCCCATAACATTTTTTGAATTACCTCTATCCTCACAAAATTCAATAGATCCTGGGATTAGTGTGTAATTTTTTTTATTTTTTAATGACTGTATTTTTATGATATAGGACTTACCATCAGTAGCTTTAAACGTTTCTATGACTTCGCCTTTTATCTTTTTATTTGTTCCTTTTGCTTTACCTTCTACTATGTCACCAACTTGAAAAACAGAATCCTTGACTAATAAACTAGGATCTGCATCTCTTCCAACCGCAATGGAAAGATCGGAGTAAGCCTTGTAGTTGACTTTAAATACTCCGTTGGAACTATTAAACCCATCACCATTTATAGATTGTGCAAATTGTTCGTTTATTAGCTTGATTCTTCTTTTCATTTCTGTTTCTTATATACCTCAATTAGATCTCTAAGTTTTGAAGCTAGTTCATAATTTTCATCGCTTAGAGCTTTTTCTAATTGTTTTTGTAGATCAACCGTTTCTGGCTTTTCCTCCATTTCTTCCTCAGTAAAAACAGTTTCTTTTGAAACTACAACCATAGGAGAAAAATATACTTCCAACATTGACTCCATTATAGGAATAAAAGTACTCTCTCCGTTTTCTATTTCTTTCCCGTTTTCGTCAGTCTCTGGTATTTCCATTTCCCATTCTCCGTTTACCCAGATCACATTCCATGGACCATACATATATTGGGATATGTCATTTTCAACGACGTGATTTATAACGTGTAAAACCTCGTCTTTTATATGTTCATCTGTTAGCTTTACTTTTTTGTCTAGCTTTTTTATTCCGGGGATTTGTGTGGTTTCGTTTCCTATTGTCCTTCCCACTAATTTATAAAATTTATGGATTAGAGGCCAATCGATGGTGTTTATCACCCTATTTATCAACAACTTATTTTTTTCTGATATCACCATTTGCCCTTTATTAATTTTACTCAAACATCAAGAAAGTGTTTCCACCTTTAGGTTAATCTTTTCCTCACTATTATATATCCCCGCTGGACGAGATATAAATTAAAATCCCTAAATTAAAATGTTATTCTGTTCTTCTTAACCAAAATTCTATGAACGAATCAACGGTTTTGTCGTCCATCTTTTGTAGCTCTTCGAGATGGTTTCTTGCTAAATCTATAGTTTTATTTGCCCAGGATATGTCATCTATTCCATAAGCAACACCGAACATTTGAATAGGATTATTTAATCTGTATTCGGTGGGGGTCATTTTTAAATTATATGAGAGGGATTCAGTAAAGGCATTGCTCCATTCCTCTTTTATGATATTATCTCTAAGTACAATTGCTTTACATCCACATAAAATAGCTGCTAGAGTCAAAAAGCTTTTTTGGTCGTATGTAAGAAAATACTCATGCTCGTTAAACTTTTCCCTTAAATAATCATAGCATCCTGAAGTTTTCCATGCTCCAAGATCTGTTGAATTAAATTTAGAAACAAAATCATTTGCCCCTTCTGGGGTGTTTTTATGAAATATATGACAAAACCCTTTTCTTTTACCCTTATTAGTTACATATAGGTCTTTAAATCTATAATCAAAAACCGTAAGCTTTTTATCATCTCCTATATTTCTAAAAGTTTTAAAATTTCCAAAATTAAAATAGGCATCATCACATTCATAGTCATCCTCAATAGGAAGTTCTGTGTGATACAAAATCCATCTACAAACATGTTTAGTTCTGTAAGGATTTCCTCTGGTTATCTGGGGATATATTGAGATAGTGTTCCTAATCGGGAATTGTATATTTTCCCAATGAAAAACAGTGGGCACTCCATCAACATATTCTGAAGGATATGATTGTATTTTTTTAATGTTCTCGTGTGGAAATTCTGGATCTGTAAAAACATAAACATTGTGACCTCTCTCAGCAAGTTTATATGCTAACATGTGCATAGCAACTATACCTCCAGTTAATGCCTCTCGGTAAGAAACATGAACACCAACTAAAAAATTTAATCTTTGTCCGTCGTCGTGAAGTACCATAAATTTATTTAATCTTTTTAGAGGGAACACCAACATATGTTCCAGGGACATCTATATTTTTTACTGTGGCACTATTAGCTCCTAGTATAACATCGTCACACACTTTAATTTTTTCTATAATAGAAGAATTAGTCCCTAGATACACTCTATCCCCAATAGTAACATTTCCAGATATTATAGATCCAGGCATCATACTTAAAAAATCCCCTGCTATTGTGTCGTGCCCTATATGATTTCCTCTATTAATTAATGTGTGCTTACCTAATCTAATATTTGTAGTTAATATTGAATAAGCTCCAATAAAAGATCCTTCCCCTATTTCTATATTATTGTCCATGACTAAGCATGTAGGATGGATAAATGAAAAGTATTTAGTTTTGCTAGGTAATCTTTTAGCTATTCTTTCTCTTTCAAAAGAATTAGCCACACATATCATTATTTGGAATTCTTCGGGATCAAAAGAAGATATAGGTAGAGTCTTTTCGTTGGCGTAATTATCATCAACGAAAAATGTTATATCTCCTCCTATCTGTGTATATACTTCCTTAGCATGTCCACCAAATCCAAATAAAGCTTTCCTCATTTAATTTTTTTTCTGATAACAAATTCGTTGTTATAGATCATCTCTACTGGATGAGCTCCTACTTTATTGTAACAGAATCCCCAAACTTCGTATTCATCAAAAAGTAATTCGTTTACTATATAATCAACGCCATGTTTAACTATGGGATTGTATTCATAGTCGTTGTAGTCGTCAAATATAATAAAACCTCCGGGGTTTAGTAGATCCTTATAATTTAAAAAATCATCTATGACTGCCTCTCTCCTATGATCACCATCTATAAAAAGAATGTCAATGTTTCCTACTTCTTTTGTAATCTTATCTACAAATTTACTTTCTCTTGAATTACCTGTAAAATATTCAAAAGAATTTTCTGGCATTTTAAATCTGGCAGTGTTTATTAAAACTGCATAGTGCATTGGACTTTCTAATAAATCAACTGCAAAGACGTCAGTTTTTTTGGGATGTAATAACATTAGACAAGCAGAAGCACCCGAATGTGTACCTATCTCTAAATATTTAACGTGATCTTTTTCTATTTGGCTTCTTAAATCATATAGAATATGAAAATGATGGTGAAAGGTATTACCTTCCATATTTTCAGCTATATCTCTTACAATTCTTAAAGATTCTCTTGTCGGTATTATCATTGTTTGTATATTTTAAATTTAGATAGATCAGGATAAGGAAGTTCCAGATCTTGGTTTACTTTCTTAGTACCGTCAGTATTGTAAAATTGATTCATAAGTAAAAGACCACGAGCAGCTAATTCTGGCATCATATAGAAGTTCCATCCTAACATATCAAAGTGATCGTCATGGTAAGAACATTCTCTTCTTCCAGAATATCTCGCTCTCTTAAACCAATGATAAGCATCCAAGCTATCTGTTAGAATAGCTCCACCCTTGCTCAACTTAAAGTGCTTATACGGTCCAGTAAAAGATACACACATATGAGTTCCTGGGATATACATATCAGCTGTAAATTTTAAAGCAGAATCCCAAACATTTGTTGGCTCTAATTGGTAAGCACCTTTTAAAGTTTTACCTTTAACATCTTTAAATTTAACCCTAGCACCAGCATGGATAATTTCACAAGGTACTGACGGGTAAGTTCTAGCAGGAATAGTGATTTCCATACCTGATACTTTTTCATACATTAGAGCGAGAAAAAGAGCATTGCTCTGATTATCAACTGTTACCACATAAGGAGCTCCTGTATAATCTCCTAATGCTTTCTCAAAATCTTCCGTTATCTTGTATATCCCGTTTGCCATATTATTGTTTTTTAATAAATCCTATTCCTCCATACTGCGATGAATTGTCTACAAATTCTATTTTTTCTCCTCCTAATTCATTCCATAAAAGATCAACTCTACAGTTTGCGTTCCTATGAAACTCCGTGTCTTTTATGTCATGAAATCCTATCCATCCTCCTTCTTTAACATACTTCTTATAGTCTTCGTAATCTTTTTTAACTCCTTCATATGTGTGATCTCCGTCTATAAAAAGGAAATCTAATTCCCCCTCTTTTAACATAGATGAAATTCTATTTTTTATTTCTTCCGAGTGTGAATCTCCATGTATCATGGTTACGTTACTACCTAATGATCTAAGATATTCATCTCTTTTATTCACATCATAGCTGCTCACTCCATAAGTACCGTGTGGCATATCAACTGATATTCTTATACCATCTTCTGATAGCTTGCTCCATATTGCAAAAGTTCCCCCTTGATCTGTTCCTATTTCCATGAAATTTTTAACATTCATCTGTTTAAAAAACTCTGCTGCTTGCGTTATCTCACTTAGATTTTGTATCATTCCTAGAGAGTATGATTCATCGATTATAGTCCCTACTGATTTTTGATGTGTTTTAAAATTTAGAAATTTAGATATTTCTTTTATTACAGAAGAACCTGTAATAGATTTAGTACATTCGAATTGTCTTTCTGTTCCTTTGTGGTCTGGACACCAATTCCAATCACCTGCATCTAATCTATATCTGTTAAAACAGCTGTTACATGTTTGATCATTAAATATTCTTATTATCTTGTCATCTAGAGGTTCTGTAATAGGATTACTGAATCCTGAAATAATCACTGTTGGTATACCAGCAGACCATGAAAGCCAGCTTAGTCCAGATCCAATACCTATAAACATTTCAGAATGCTGTAAATAGTTTATTGCATTTGTTAAGCTCCTTTCCCCTTCTACTAGCGTTATACCCTTTGGATAATAATTACCCATGTATCCATCTTCTTCTAGGCTCAGCATTACAACTTTATATCCATTTGATATTAGCCAATCTGTAACTTCTTGCCATCCTGTAGGATTATTCCAGTATTTAGCTTGTGCTGTTGAATGGATAGCAATACAAACATAGGGTTCTTGTAAAGGTTTAGGTAAATCTGGTAAGTTAAGCTTTGCTGGTATTGGGCTATACTCAATTCCTAAGATATCCGAAGCAGTTTTTTGTAAAGGTTCATTTTTAAAGTCCGATGGATTCAAAGAGCTATTGAATCTATCACCATCATAAAACCATCCTATCCTATATAAAGCATATAAATTATCAACAGGTGTTCCAGGTTGAATAAATTTTACTTCTGGGTATTGACCAGAAAATAATGAATTTTTAAATGTTGACACATAAACATCAGCATTGTATTTTTTTCTTAGCTCATCAGCATAAGGAACCCAAGCTAAGGTGTCGCCTAACGAAGAGGATTCAAAAGAAATAAGAATTCTTTTCCCTGTTAAATCTTGTCTATACTCATAAACTTTATTTGTTTTTAAATTAGTTAGCTTGATTAACCAGTTTATATAGTATTTAAAAGAGGATCTTGCCCAATGATTATTCTGTAGTACTGTCTCGTATTTTATAGTATTAGTGTCAGAGTCTATGAATTGGACTAAGAAAACTCCACCGGGAGTGTTCTTAATTTCTACGAAAGGACCATCTATAAAATGGATATTAAATTTAGGTTCTCTCTCGTAAAGATTAAAAATTAGGTCCTTATTATGTATGTTGATATCAGCATATTTAGAATCCTTAGAATATTCATATTTTATATCATACTCGGGCACATAAACTTCAAATCCATTATTCATCATTTCATCTGGGATTGTGAAAAATTTCATAGGATGGAATGGTGCTTTGACTTCTACACTTTCTCCGTTGTATATAATTTCTGCTTTTATCTCCTCTTCTTGTGTTCCTGAAACGCATACAAAGTGCTCTCCTGTTGATGTTTCTTTACCTAAATAAATATGAGCGTACCCGCCTTTATTTGTCTTTATATAAGGATAAGTTTTAACCATGAAGGAGTTAAATATATTTTTCTTTTTTTCGTCCTTAGGATCTCTTATATTGATCGATAAACTGCTTTCTTCTATACATCTGAAAAGAAAGTCTTCTAATATTACAACCTCATCGAATCTAAAATAGTCAGCTTTTTTTCTTGTAGATTCTATAGCTTTATACAAATCTTGGCTTATAGCAGAGAAAAATCCAGAATTGATGGATTTATAAGCATTCCATAAATAACTTACCACTGAAAAACTATCTAAAGCTTCTGAGTGTGAAGGAATAGTTGATTCATCTTCTATTATATAATCATAATTTATAAAGTGTGTTTTGTTGAATCCGTTTTGAATAGCTACATTAACACCATTCTGAATAAGTCTTAAAGCTGCAAATCCATGATTAAAATCGAAAGGATACGATAGCTGATATTCTCCTGGATAGTTGAACCAATGAACTGGTGTGGTTCTTGAAAGAGCGTGATACTCTTTTTTCTCCACTATAGGATTATCTGTTTCACATACAAAATAATCACACATATCTAATATGTAATCGGGAACTGATATATGGGAAGATAATATAACAAAGTATCCCTGAGACTTCAAATTGATCAAACATCTAGTTAGGCACAAAAGTTTATCTCTAGTCTCGCAATGTGAAAGAACAACAGCCGCTTCACCCTTTGGAGTTGACTCTATTTTTCTAGGAAGAACTTTTAGTAGTGTGAAATATCCATTCTCCCCTATTTTTTCCCAATTGTATTTTTGTTTTATTTCAACAGACTGCTTAACAGCAGACTCTTTTTTCTCCTGATAATTATTAAAGCAATCTTTTAATACCTCTATTAAGTCCTCGTAGTCTGGTTCTGCATAAAGTCCTGGTGTGTTACCAGCAAATCCTAGATCTGCACCAAGCGAAGCTGGTAGTTCTGTCCTTATTTTTACGGGAGATCCTTTTCCTCCCGCAAATTCTAATTGAGCTCCCCAATCTGAGTAGATCACTGGTGTTCCTGCTGCCATAGCTTCAATAAGGGGAATATTCCACCCTTCGCTCCTAGCACAAGTTATTAGCACATGTCCACTCTTTATGTAGTTTACATACTGTTCTCTAGTTAAGAAGTGTTTTATTTTTATTCTCTCGTCATTAAATCCATAGTGATTCATTCTTTCTTCTGTGCTATTCATTCCATCAACTGCGTATGGATTATCCGCACTTATTATAAGATCTACTGGCTCGTTATTAGGAAAAGCCTTTAGAAAAGAATCTATTATTTCTGGAACTGATTTTCTATAGTCCCATCTACCAAAGAAAATAAATTTAAATCTATTATCATTATAGTCCTCTGGAACTGCAAATCCATCCTCATTAAAAAATTCATTGCTAACTCCTTCGTTTACTACAAAGACTCTAAATTCTGGATATCCTTGATTTACTATTACTTCTTTGTGCCACTCTGTGGCTACCCAGAGGTAATCAAATTTTAGTAGTTGTTTAAAGAAGTGATTTGGTATCTCAGTGCTTTCCCATACGGTGTATGCTATTTTTATTTTAGAATTATATTCTTCGTAAAAATAGAAATGATCCATGTCCATTAGGACTATGTCAACATCTGGAGTAAATTCCGAATTTACATTTTTCCAATTTAAGTTTGGAAATGAATGTGAAATAGGATAGTCGCTATCTTTTCCGTCGGGATCTCTAAGAGTTATTCTGTCGATTATTTCTAGGTCTGTTTCATTTATATAATCAGGATTTGAATCCCATGTGTAATTCCTTATTCTTAAATCAACATGTTTAGAAAGTTCTCTAAAAAAAGATCTTGAATGTGCTGAATATCCACTGTGGCCTAAATAGCAAGTGTGAGCTCTAACTTTAATCATAATTATCTATATTAAAAATTATAGACCTTTTATGATTAAAGTTTTCTTGAGTTATTGAATTATTCTTCGATTATAATGTAAATGGATGCGTCTCCATTTTCATCTATCCAGTTACAGCATTCTTCCTGTGTTTCGAACTGCACATCCGGAACTTTTTCTGGTGGGTCTTTTCTTAAATCTATTATATAGTACATATTATGTGAAAGTTAGCGTTATTGTTTGGGTAGGCTGGTTACAAGAACTTCCATTTAATCCTCCCCAATTGGCATTTTTTATCATGGGTCTTACTGTGTATGTTCCTCCGCATGTACATAATCCTCCAGTCGTTAAATATATTGAATTAGCATTAGGAGTACCAGCTACGCATCCGTGAGCTATTCTCCATGTATTAGCTCCTATAACTACTGTGGTGTTTGTACCCGTAGTAGCTGTTCTTAAAGCATTAGCTATGTCTTGTACTTTAGTTGCATCAGTAACTGTAATACTGTGTCCTAGATTATTTGAAAGAGCCATGCTTGTATAAGATCCTGTAAGCTGTGATCTAAATGTTGTCCATGCGTTTTCTGTGGCTGTGGACGGTGCTTGCCCGCCCGTGAATGTCTGTGAAAATGTAACTGCGGAAGGAGCCCAAGAAGTCCAGTAACTATTATTATTTAAATATGTTTTAGCTGCCGCTGCATCGACAAAAGTTTGTCCGGTTATGTATTCTGCTAGACTTCTAAATTCGCTGTCGCTAAGAGCATTTGTTCTCCAGAATTTAACTGTACCTACATTTCCTACTGGGGTAGGAAAATCAGATGGTGTATGAACGGTAGCTATAACATATCCTGTACTTTCTTCCGGTCCCATCCACCAATCTATTCCTCCTGGATCTGATGAATAATCTAATGAGCTACTTCCAACAGCTAAAGTTCCAACTAAAGTTGCTCCAGATATAGAAGCCTGTGTGGGATTGTATGCAAACTGTCTTGATGCCATATTAAATAGAATATCTGTGTCTTGATGCGTTAAAATTACCTTGTACATCTACTAAATTAAGAGCGCTTCCATAAACTCTAACTATACTTATATCACCATCAAAGAAGTTTGCTGCATTATTAGATGCACTGTCCCATCTTCTTGCTATTCTAATTTCGCCCCCAGATTGAGGAGTTCCTGATACAGAAAAAGAAGATGACAATGATCCGTTAACGTATAATTTAACCGTTGATCCATCGTATGTTCCAACAAAATGGTACCAGGTATTTAATGTGGGAACCGTATAACCATTAGCGCTTTTCCACGATCCGTCAAAAAATCCTGCAGTCATGTTATAATTAGTTGGAGCATTATTAGTTCCGAGCGAAAAATTAAGCTTTGTTGCTAGATTATATTGATTACCAACAATCATTGTGACCTTTCCTGTTAATGATTTTTGTGGTCTAGCCCAAGCCTCAACTGTCCAAGTGGATAGATCTCCAATGTTGGGAATAGTTGCATATTCAAATGATGTATCGCTAAAACTAAAATATCCGCCAGACGATGAATTGTAAGTGGGAGTATTAATTAGTGTTGCATTATTTCCTATTCCGCTTAAATCGTTCCATGTTGAACCAACTCCTCCGTATGACGAAGAATTACCCGCGTCTAAGTAAACCTGAAGTGTGGGATTATATATTGATTCATAAGAAGTCCAATAGTTATTAGAATTAAGCCAGATTTTAGCTGCATCTCCACTAACAAAGGTTTGCCCAGCTATTGATTGTGCTAAAGAAATAAACTCAGATTCTGTAAAAGATGATGTTCTAAAAAATTTTACAGATCCTATATTCCCAAGAGGAGTTGGGTGATCCTGTGATGGAACTGCTCTTGTTATAATATATCCCAAATTTTCATCTGGTCCCTGCCACCAAGTTAATCCACCTGGATTTGATGAATAATCGAGGTTCTCATCCTGGAAATACAAAGTTGATAATTTCTTTGTTCCTGGGATAGGTGTTCCTGATGCACTGTATGCGAAAGCTCTAGCCATTTCAATATTTATATATTATCTACCTAACATCGTGTTATAATTCTCTAGGATAGTTTTAAGTGGTCCCCAATATACAAAGTTGTTTCCATTAAAAGCAAATTGGAAGTTTTTAGTCGATCCTGTCCCACCTATAACGAAAGTATATCCTCTTGCTGCTTCGAATACCCCCACAAAAGAAACTGGACCCAGAACTGTTCCGCCGGATATTACTATCATTTCATTAGGCGGATTTTGCCCGTACCTATATAGTCCAGAAAGCCCAGTTGAGCTTACTGATGATATAGAAGTATCAATTGTTCCCCCTGGCCTAGTCCAATAGACTTTTCTTGCTCCTTCTACATCACGCTGTGCTCCAAATTCCCAGTTTCCGTATATAGTATTAAAAGATAGGTCTATTGAGCTTTCTGTCACGTTAGTATTAGTGTACATTCCATAAGCCCAGGTCAGATTATTAATTTCATTATTAAATGTCTTCGTACTTGTTGCTATTCCTCCATTAGTTTGTGATCCATTAGCACTATGACTCCAGGATCCACTAAACTGTAAATATTCAGAGGGATTTCCAAGAGACCATTTATTTTGATATTCATCCTCTCCCGCAAAAGGATAATAATCTAAATTAGCCGAGTTGTTAGATAAAATACCACCAACGATCAGCTCTTTTTGTAAATACTGCAAGGCTGCAACTCTATTTTCAGCTGATATTCCCGAATTTGCTAGGAAGGTATTTAAATTAGCATCCTCTACCGGGGCACTTGTCGAAACTGTGGTTGAACCAAGATCATCAGTCGCAGTTACTTGAAGCTCCAATGTGGTAAACATCACGCTAGGTCCGACCATTATCGTAGGAGGGGAATCGTTTATATTACCTTTACTATCTACGTATGGATAGGGACCTTGTGTTGATATAAGTTCGCCGTTGGAAAACCATTTATAAAGATATGATATGTCTCCTGTGCCGGTCCATATTCCTCTGCTAGCTTGTGCACCGTAATTGTTCCAAAGCAGAGGCGGACTGATGTTGGCAAATATATCTGGGGGACTAATATTAGTAGGACCAGAAGCAGCAGATGGCCAACCGGGGATGTTCTTGGTTTTAACCCCCATAATTCCCGACATGGAGGTAACACTTCTACCCATTATTTTAGATTCTGATGTTATAGTTGCTCCGTTTACCTTAGGCATAATATTATATTTCTATCCAACTTCCATCGGGATTAAAGTAGATCTTATCCCTATTTGCTGCATCTGTACAATACCCAATAATTCTTACGACTTCACCAGCAGCACTAGGAGCTGTTCCTGTAATTCCCCCAGGTACGCCAGTTTCTAAATATAGAGGTTCTCCTGAGTTAAAACCCCATACAGAATATCGAACATATCCCCTAACTAGTAGTCCATCACTAGGGGCAGTCCCTAGTGCAACAGCTAGCATATTAATGGCAGTACCAGTTGCAGCTGCATCCGTTTGTAACCAATCTCCCGCATTATCTAAATAAACAACATCACCAGCATTAAATGTGCTTCCCCCACCGCCGAAATACACTATATCGCCATATCCTTCCGGATCATTTACCCCTAATTCTGTATTAGGATCGTGATAGAAAGTGTGCCTTCCTTTATTAGCATAGAGTGAATAATTAATGCTCCCTGAGGTTGTTTCTACGTGAACTCCGTAATTTGTACCAGCTGCTCCTGTAGCAATAACTTGTACGCCATACTTAGCTCCTGAACCCGAAGACCCACTAACTTCGAAATATCCTCCCCATTGAGTATCTCCGCCTCCGTTATCAAAGGAAGAGTTTACTGCATGAACTGCATAATTAGCTGTACCAGCTGACCCTGTGACAGATGATTTTACCCCGTAATTAATGTTAGTGGCTCCCTGAACTTCCGATTTAACCCCGTAGTGATTTCCTGCTGAGTGTTTAACTGATATCTCTATACCGTGCTTATTCGTACCTAAACCTCCGGTGGCAGATGCTTCAAAATATCCTGCCCATTGACTGTCAGTACCAGACTCAGTAGATACGTTTATTGAGTATACTCCATAATTCGATCCAGAAGTGCCCTGTACTTTTGTATATACGCCATAGTTGGTTTGGTTTCCATCCTCAACTACCGATAATACCCCGTAGTGAGTTTTACCATTTCCGTTTACGTTAGCTTCTATACCATATTTGGTTGTTGATGATGGTAAACCTACACCAGAGGATTCAAAGTATCCGCCGTGTTGTGCATCAGATCCAGCGCCATTAACAGAACTGTTTATTGCAGATACAGCAGCATTTGATCCTGAAGTTCCCTTGGCTAGAAAATATCCCCCGTAACTACCGCTTTCTGCATCTTGAGCAAGACCCCAAACTCCATATGAATATCTTGATGCTAGGGTGACTCTTCCAGCTACGCCAAACTTATCTGTGCCTCCAGTTAATCCTATTCCGTCCACTTCAAAGGATCCACCCCATTCAGGACGTCCACCTTTTCCTGGCGGGTTAGGATTAGAAATGCTATTTCTTCCATATACTGCCGCGTTTCCTCTATCACCAGAAGTTCCGCTAAGCTCGGCATATACTCCCCAGTTAGACTCATCTGCTGAGGTAACAGATGTTCTAACCCCATAGCTAATTCTTCCATCATTAGCAACACTAGTGTCAACTCCATATTTGATCATTGCGGAGGTGAGTCCTGCACCAACTGCTTCAAAATAACCTCCCCACTGATCCTCCTTCAATGCGCCTACAGCTGATTCGTTAGAAGCGTAAACCCCGTAGTTTTCCGGTCCTGAAGTGCCACTAACTCCAAAATAACCTCCATAGTTATTAATGTCAGAACCATTAACTTGCGAAAGTACCCCGTATCCTGTTGCTCCTGACCTATCTACAATGGATCTCACACCGTACTTTAGTGTGCTTATGGGAGATCCCTTTGCGTCAACTATAAAGAATCCACCATATTCTGAGTCCCCTCCTGCAGAAATAGACGAACTATTTATTCCAAATACTGCTACGTTTTCTATGCTTCCTGAAGGTCCATCAACCATAGAATATAAACCATAGTTGGTAAGGTCGGCACCCGAAGCATAAAAGTTTGCGCCATAGTTAGTAGATCCGTCTCCTATAGCTATCGTCTGAATTCCGAACTTTGTCATTGTTCCCGGATCCCCGCTAGCAGCTGCTTCAAAATAACCTCCCCATTGCTGTTCAGGCCCTGCTGTTCCTATAGTAGATGTATTTGACGCATAAACCGCGTAATTAGCAGGTCCACTGCCTCCTTTAACTTGTGATCGTATACCGTAGTTCTCATCAGCATCTCTAACCACTATGTCTATTCCGAAACTTTTTCTATTAGGGTTTTCTACTAAGATGTATCCTCCAAATTTATCTGAAGTTGTAGACCCTTTACCATTAACTGTTAAATTAAATCCATACTCTTCGTCATTAGCGCTAGTAGAAACGCTGTTGACTCCATAAAATATAGTATTTTCTGATCCTTTGGCTGCGTTTGCTATAGTACCTTGGAATACCCTATTGTAATCAATTGCTCCATCAACATTTCCTTTAAATGCTACTTGTTTGAGTGTTCCTTTAGACACATCAGCATTAACTCCAAATAAATCCGTAGCGTTTGTGCCATCTCCCTGAGTTAGAATGTCAATAGAAGTGTAAGCAACAGCAGTAGAAGGAGTAGAATTAATTTCTAGAGATATACCGCTATTTGTTGAATCATTTATTATTTCTGTACCTGTAACTGTTAATAGATTAGTTAAATCATTAAATGTTAAATTTGGTTCTGAATTAGCAGTGTTAGTTGTTCCGTTAGCTGTTAGTACATTATTGTTTGTCGTCGGCGAAATAGCAGTAAATCCTGTACCACTTGTTCCTGAAGATCCCGATGTTCCCGATGATCCACTTGTTCCTGAAGATCCTGAGCTTCCGCTAGTTCCTGAAGATCCACTAGTTCCTGAAGATCCTGAGCTTCCACTTGTTCCTGAAGATCCTGATGTTCCCGATGATCCACTTGTTCCTGAAGATCCTGAGCTTCCACTAGTTCCTGATGATCCACTTGTTCCTGAAGATCCTGAGCTTCCACTAGTTCCAGAAGAACCTGATGTTCCACTTGTTCCTCTAGTTCCACTTGTTCCAGAAGATCCTGAGCTTCCACTAGTTCCTGAGGATCCACTTGTTCCTGAAGAACCACTTGTTCCTGAAGATCCTGAGCTTCCACTAGTTCCTGAAGATCCACTAGTTCCTGAAGATCCTGAGCTTCCACTAGTTCCTGAAGAACCTGATGTTCCACTTGTTCCTGAAGATCCTGAAGATCCCGAAGATCCACTAGTTCCCGAAGAACCTGATGTTCCCGAAGATCCTGATGATCCACTAGTTCCTGAAGATCCTGATGATCCACTTGTTCCTGAAGATCCTGAGCTTCCACTAGTTCCTGAAGATCCGCTTGTTCCTGAAGAACCTGATGTTCCTGAAGATCCTGAGCTTCCACTAGTTCCTGAAGATCCTGAGCTTCCACTAGTTCCTGAAGATCCTGATGATCCACTTGTTCCTGAAGATCCTGAGCTTCCACTAGTTCCTGAAGATCCTGATGATCCACTTGTTCCTGAAGATCCTGAGA